GCTGGCTCACCGCTGGCCATCGGACGGCGTGCTGGCTCACCGCTGGCCATCGGACGGCGTGCTGGCTCACCGCTGGCTCGTGAACGTCTCACAGTTAAACTGTGCAAGCTATTTTGTGCGATATTCCAGCAGAATTGTGGAATTGTAGAAAATGGCGAAAACAGCTTATAAATAATAAGTGCTAACATAGATTAGATTTCCTTATCAAAACCTGAATCTATATTAGCACTTTTGAACTAATAAGTCAATAAGAAAATCTTATGGACTTTTTAATCTGTCGCAACTCGGGCAGCAACTACTCTCAAGGCTTCCAATTGCTCTGGAGTACAGCCAATAGCTCTGGCCTCATTTAAGAGAGACTCAGCCGTACGACGAGCAGCAAACCATGCAGCCCAATACCCGTTAGATAGGTTTCCGTGTTCGTTCTGTCTTTTTAACATCTGCTCGAAGTCAATTGAATCAGCATACAGTGAATACATGGGTTCGTCTCTGTAGTCTTTTGCTGTATACATTGAATAAACTGGATTAGGTTTGCAGTTAGTCATTTTCTTGTCCTTTCGTGTTCGGCTATAATGCTGTAATGGCCCACTATCTCAATTGCAGACCATTACAGCGATTGTTTAATTGCTTTCGGCTTCGTATGCCTTGACTTCCGGTTCGTCTTGTTTACGGCTTTTGCGTGCAATTTTGCGAATGTAATTTTCTTGTGAGGTAGACTCTATGGCCGATGCACAATAATTTTTCCTAATCCATGCTATGGCTTGTTTTGCAGTATAGCCTAATCCTGTTACCATAAGGCAAGCGATTGCCGCACCCGTTCGCCCGTGCCCACCCTGGCAAAACACTAACAACTTTGCATGATTTCGTTCCAAGTAGGTAATTAGATCTTCCCAAAAGGCACGCGGTAATCCAATAACACCGTAGTCGGGCCAATCCATTTGCAGTTCTATAAATGGACTAGAATAATTCTCCCATTTTTGCAATTCAGGAATTGGGATGCTGTGATTTTCTTTAATACTGGAAAATGTAAGATTCATAACTACATCATAATTCCTTGCAGAGTCTAAACAATCGCTTTTTGTTCCCGCCCAAACTCCCCAGCCCTTACCTGCTATTAACTGCTGGGGTGCATGGCAGCATTTTAACTGGGGTTTCCAATTATCGAAAGACTTTTGCTTTCCAGTTATTCCAATAGACAAGTCGATATCGCGCTGTATCTGTGATGTATTACCTTGTGTCTGTTTATTCAAGTCTTGTGCAGCATCTATACCCCGCTGGTAAGCGGCTTCCGATGCCTTTTTAACTTCTGCTATCTCTTCAGACAAGTACTGGTTTGGAGTTACTCCCGAGGTATCAATCGCTTTTTCGGACATATAATCGTCACAATCATCTTTAGAAAATTCTTCACTACATTCTGCACAGTAAAATGTTTGGTGGTCTTCAAAAGCGTAAACAAACTGATCCCCATTGCACCAGGGACACACACAAAGCGCATCTTGCCAGGTACCCGTAATTCCTGTTATATGCTCAATATCGAATTTTGAAACGTTCACTGGATTAGACACAGAGGAACTTTCCAGAACTAAGTTCTGCAATTCTGGGGTGCTAATCGGCTTACTCTTACTTTTTTTGTTTTTGCTCATTTTCTTGTTTTCCTTTTGTTTAAATTTTGACTACGTTTTCCGATTAGCAGTTATTCGTTGACTAGCAATTTAAAATAGAACCCATGGATTCCCAATTCCCCGAGCACCCAGTAGCTAGAGTTACCACTATGCACTAGTGGGAAGTATTCTGTTTTGCTCCCTGTATGGCTTAGTTTACTTGCACTTGTTTTGCTTGCAATCTGCTTTAACAGGTAAACCTCACCACCCGAAACAGTGATATTTTTAGTAAGATGCGACAATCCGGAAGCCATTGTCTGCTGTCTGTACTGTATATGCGCCAGCAGTGTATTGTCGTTATTTTCTACGATTTTTACTTGAGCTGAAACTATCGGCCCACTAGTTAATTTTGTTTTGCTGGTTTTCGGCTCACTGTCGTGATCGGGATAGCAATAATCGCAGTCAGAATTTCCGCAGTCCCCATCTGGATTACATTCGCCGCAATTACATTCGCCGCAGTTGCAAGATTCGTCTAATTCTTCCGACTTGAATGACTTGTTTTCGATGCCATCTAATTCTGACAGATCGTAGTGTTTACGCTTTACAAACCACGAAGCCAGCTTTGGGTTGCCTTCGTCCGCCAGAATAGCTTGGTATAGCTCTGGGGCGCATCTAAGTAACATTGCGGCGGGCGACTCTGCGGCTTCGCTCATGGTAGCTTCCGACACGAATTTATTGAAGCCCCACCCGCCATTATGCGAACAGTTTACTGCAAGATTTAAATTTTCCAAAGCTGATTTTATACTGCCATCTAGCAGGCTATTGAAGATTAACCCCGCATAGCCTGTAAGTAGCAGCCAATTTTTCCCGCCAAAAGACGCGCCCCATGGCTCATTTGCAAATGAGTCAATACTTTTGCAGTATTTTGCGCGCGTGGTTTGAGCAAGTATTTTATTCCAGCAGTGAGAGTATACTGAGTCTCTGTGAGGTTTTCGCGCCCTCTCTCTCTTTGGCGAATGGCGATATTCCCCCAAGCCCGCAGTGATTAGCAGCCGATAACAGCAACCCAGCGCAAAGCCTAACAGTACATCCTGTCGCCCGGACCATGCTGTAATACTATGGCAGCCCGCTAACATTGCATAACAAGCTACCTTATAGCTGATTTTAGCATTACATCCCAGCACAAAGCCCGCCTTGATTTTATCAATACTTTGCTCTGGTTTTGCTTCCAATTGTTTCAAGGTTTGCCCGACTTCTGGTTTGAACGTAGTGACTACAGGTACATTGGACAAAAAACAATGGATCCCAATATGCGCAGCTAGTGTTCCGCCCGGAAAATAGACTACAGTCCCGGGGGTGAACGTCTTTACAGTAGTCTCCCATGCTACCAAGTCAATTAGCACGCCGTTTTCGTCGACTACGGCGGGTTTGCCGTCAATTTCCGCAGTAATGCATTGCACTATCTTTTTGACTACTGTTTCAGCGGGTATAAAGTCGCGTACATCGGGGACTTTGGGCCCATTCCGTAATTGAACGAAGGAGCAATAGTATTCTTCAGAGCTGATTTTATTCCACAGTAACTCAGCAAAAGGTTCCTCTGTTATTCCCGCCCGTTCGCAGGCTTCTGACCATTTATAATCGTGCAAGTGGGGCTTTCCAATAGTCGGAATAACTCTACTCCCGATACCCGCCGTTGCGCCATCGTTATTAGGCCCAACGATTAGCTTGCCATTAGTAAAAATCGCACTATAGTCCGCGTTGACTACTGGCATTGAAACTAGTTCGGCTTCGTGTTCTACGGCATACGTCTCTGCAATTATCTGTTCGGCTTCTTGCGTGTTACGGATTGGGCGAGAGTCTACAAAACCATGACGCGGAACCATAGGGCACGGGCGCACGAATCGCCCAATCAAAACATCAGGCGATAATTTTCCGAACCCCAAGTTAGATTCCACAAACTGTTCTATCTCGTACACTGCAAACTCGGGGACTTTAAACCCTGAGTCTTTAAGTGCCTTAATTCCTTTTGCTTTTTGCGTGCGATATAACGGCTCAAGACCGTATTCCACGCCTTGTGTCGCAATGGTCATTTTAATAATCTCCTTGAAACAAGATTAGACTTCCGAGCAATATAGTTCTGTGATACTGGTCACAGACCATGGTGATTATGCTTTTGTGAGCATACAGAACAAAAACATAATTAGACGCCCGACACCATAAGCTAACAAACACTGCAAGAACAAAAACAGTGAAACGAAAACGATTTTACCAAGCATATCGTTAGGCATTGTCATACACTCCTTTTGAATACTTCAAGACACGGGCTACAATAGCCATGAGAGATTCCGCCCGAACCCTTATCAAACGTGTGCCCACAAGTACAGACAAAAGCGCCCTCGCCCTCTGCCCAAGTCGCAGTGATTTTAACGCCACATTTTTCGCATTTTTCGCCAAGTTCAATTTTGCAAGTGCTACAGATTCGAGTCATTAGGCACGCCCCATTTGTGTCTGCAAGAGCACACCATTAAGCCATAAGCATAATCATGCTTGCCTATTGAACAGTTTGCTTCTTGCAGCCTTTTTGCTTTCAATTCTTTGCACTCTTTGCGCGCTGCTCCCCAACCAGCATAGTAGACGACATAACATGCACGAATTAATAAGCCGAACATGAAACCAAGAAAAAGTAAATGTAACATTGTCATACACTCCTTTTGAATACTTCGAGTGACAGTAAACCGTTGCCCTTAGCTACGGGTTGAATCGTCCGAACTATTGTGGGCGCGGGCAGAACGATTGACGCATCGGCCAATATGTGAGGTACAGATAGACTTGAGCCTATCATGGCCCAAAATTCAATAGATTCCGTATCACGATTTTGCATGTTATCTCCCTAGTAACTAGTATATTCTGTGCTTACGACTTGGTTAGACTAGCGTATAACGTGCCGTAATTCTGTGATGCTGATCACAGATAGCAGTGATAATAACGAGCAGATTTTAACGTCCGATTTTATCATTGTTATATGCGTTCAAACTGTGGAGTGTATGATTAATTACTAGTCTTGAACAGATAGTTACTAATAGTTAATAAGACGAAAGTGCTAGTCATCTGAAACAGAACAGAGACAGAATGAGAGACGAACAAAATAGAATGAGACAGACAGACAGACCAGAGACGAACAGATCAGAGACGCCAGAAAGCTGAGTGTACCGTATACACTCGAACCAGATCAGACCAGATCAGACACGAACCAGACACGAACCAGAGACGAACCAGAGACGAACGAAGCGACCTGCAGCCAGCCAGCAGACACGACACACGAACGAACGAAGCGACCCGCAACCAGCACGACACAAGAACAGAGACGAACGAAGCGACCCGCAAGCCCGGCAATTTTGCTGCCATTCTCAAAATGAGACGGACGGGGGCGGACGTGAGCTGTTGGCTATACACTACACTATAATGTATAGTACGGGTAACTCCAATGTTACCAGAGAATTACGGGGCGGGCGAATCGCGCCAAGTTTAAACCAGATCGACCCAGTTATTCGCGGCCATAAGCACAGCTTATAGATGTATAAGTTTGGTCTGTATCTATATGATTCTAATGGCGTTAGTAGTACCTAAAGTGTTTGCCTTACCGGGCGCCAGAGCGCCCCACGCCGTCTCGCACGCCAGCCTATGCTTACCCGGCCTCACGCCGTTCCGTGACGTTCCGTGACGTTCCGTGACGTTTCAGATTTAGGTTTCTATATACTTCTGCGTGTCTCTTTTCTTTTTGTTTTGTATGAGATAGGTGCCCTATATTTTTTAAAATTTTTGGTACGCTATACACTATTATCTATTGTGGTCTGATTCTTAACCCTACTCTATATGGTGTACATTATCTTATGCTCTAGCTTCGCAAATCGCTTCTTTTTATCTTGACAGTATGCCTCTGGTGTGTTATTATGTTTGCATGACTAAAGTTATGGAACGTATACTCTCTGTTCTTATTGACGAAGGCGTTCTGAAGGGCGTAGAGATACTTCCTAAGAACTCTTTTCCCGGCTGTCATGGTCCGTGCTGCACTTGCGTTGTCTGTAAGTATCCTTATGATGAATGTGTCTGTTCTCATAATGAAATACTCAGGCGACTCTTGAATATTGAAAATAGTGTCTCAAAATGAGACAAAAGACAAGAATTAAGCTAAGGCTATCCAACCGTCCGGTATCTTATTTCTACTCGCTATTTGGACCGTGGGAAGAGTCGCCGCCGCCTGATAGTACAAGAATAGTCTTTATCCCGAAATTTGATGCGTATTTTTACGAGCGGATGTGTGGAAGAGAATTACGCTGTCAGAGTTACATCAAGGAGGAATATGAAGATAGCTAGATGTCGCTTTTGTAATAAATGTATTGTATACGATTTAGTGTTCGCTGCAGACCGTTGTATGTGGGTACGAGAGAGTGATGGCTCTAATTATTGCCACACGTCTCCAGATGACAGGCATGGGCCGCGTATCTGGGATAGCCTATGCAATTGGTGGAAAGAAAGGTAATAACTAAATAATAATAATATATAGACAAAAAAAAGAGGACAGCTTTTTAGGCTGTCCTTTTTCTGTTACGCCACCGTTTTTGTGACTCTGTTTTTGCTACTCTACAATCTATGCAGCGGCAACCGCGCCGATACCGCGTTGCAGTTCCATGTTCAGCGGTTGATGGCAAATGGTGCATACTTGTGTGTACACCATTTTGTATCTCTTTAAGATTACAAAAAACATTGTCTCGTTTATTCTCATTGTCGTGATGAATTATATGCCCCGGAATAGGCAGTCTTCCTGTGGTTTTCCAAAATTCAACGATGTGTTCATATGCATAACGACCACGATACCGTTTGCCGGGATAATCTATCGGCGCTATTATTAAATTATAGTCTCCATTTTTCATAAACACCTAAATAATATTGGTTCATTGTCTATACATGAATAAAGTGTGGAGCCGGGAACAGGAATCGAACCTGCGACCTGAGGTTTACAAAACCACTGCTCTACCAACTGAGCTATCCCGGCTAATATTACGTCTTGTTGTAATCAATGGTTTTAGTACCTTTGCTGCGATTGCACGGACCGCAAAGTGGCTGAATGTTATCAACATTACTGGTGCCGCCCTTAGCTATAGGAATTATATGATCTGCTTCTAGCTTGCACTCAAGCCCACAACACACACATTTATTCTCGTAGAGCACCAACAGTGTTTGCCATTCTTCAGTAGAGAAAGAACCGCCGTTACCGGCCTTCCTTGCTCGACGTTTATGGCAGAACGCTTTTGCTTTCTCTGGGTTGGCACGCTGCCACTTACTACTATACGCCTTCCTTTTGTCAGCATTAGCAGCATAATGTTGTTTACTGTACGCCTTCACTTTATCAGGATTGTCGTGCTGCCATTTTTTAACAGCCGCCTTGACTTTCTCTAAATTGGCAACACGATAGTTTTTCGTGTATGACTTTAATTTTTCTTTATTGTCGGCATAATACTTCTTAGCATACGCAATTACTTCTTCTCGATTTTCTTTATTAGTTTCCATAAATACTCTTGGAGCCGCGAGTCGGAGTTCAACCACCTCAATCCCTTACAAAGGAATTTCTCTCGCGTAGAGACACGTGGCTTAGATCGTAAATACTATTGGCTGGTTGGCGATATGATAATCTTCATCCAGCAGTGATGCGTTTACGAACAGCGTTCCAAAGCCAACCGCTATGCCGTAACCGCCGTGAATGTGTCCAAAGATATGCACTCTAGGCGACTTTGTAACAATTGCATCATACAATTCTATATCTCCTAAATGCTGAACCATTGCTTTATCTTGAATTCCATACGGCGGTCCGTGCGTAATTAGAATGTCAAGATTCTCTGGAATCTTCTCCCACTGTTCTCTCAACTCTTGCCCGCGCTTCTTGTTAAATGCCCAATCCATAAACGCTGGCGTATACGGACTGCCCCAAATCTTTATGCCATTCAACTCTATTCCTGCATCTATCAACAACTCACAGTTCGTAAACAAACTTATTGCATCGTTGCATGGCCTGCCTACCTTAACTGGATCAAGAGACAAGTCGTGGTTGCCCGGAATAACGACTGCTTCTCCTACAACATTACTAGACTTCAGTTCACCGATCCAATCATTGAAATCGCGTATAACTGCAAATGAACCCTTGCCGGCAATGTCACCTGCATGAATCAACAGATCACATTTAGGAATAGCCATAGATTTACACCGGTGCTGACCGTGCGTATCGGAAATACAACAGACTTTCATTTTCGTTCCTCTCTACTAGGCTTATAGAATCCCCCGTTACCCTCTTTTAAAATTGGAGCACCGGGCCGTGATACATCTTGCCGTTTGGCAAATTCTCCGCATCTAGGACATAGCACAACTGTCTGTACCTCATCAAGTTGTCCAAAAAGAATTTCTTCAGTAACATGTCCCATTATGCATTTAAACTCCCTGATAGGAATGGTAACTCTCCTTTCCACTGCACGCAACAACAGTGACTTCATCAATGCGATGCCACACGCCCCCATACATCGGTGTGGCATCCCATTCTATCGGAAACTTGTCTTCATGTTCACACCAAAAACAAGTCTTTACTCTACACATAGTTAAGTCTCTTAACCATGTCTCTTCGTATCTGCTCACGACTAAGATCAGCATTAACGAACTTGTCAAATTCAACAGGCTCTAAACGATCTTCGATATGAAGCAGTCTATGCCACGGCTTCTCTATGTGCTCCCATTTATGGTGCGGTGAGTTATGTAGATGTCCATGAACGTTCAGCCATGCACCGGGCGGCAATCTATCGGCAGGTTTATGAGTCAAGAACACTCTTTTATAAACTATGCTGGTTACTGCCGCATCGAATCCGTTACGCATATACCAAGTAGGACTCTGCTTATCGTGGTTTCCAAGTATAAGAACCTTCTTACCCGGCAGACCTTGGAGTAGTGCCTGTAGCTCCCGCATTCTACCGCCTACTCCAAGTGCAACGTCTCCCAAATGAAAAACTAAATCCTCTGGCGCAACTAGACGCTTCCAGTTCGCCACCTGACGTTCAGTATGGTCAACCGGACGGCCACAAAACTCCACCATCTTGTCGTGAAAAAAGTGACTATCAGTGTAGAGCCATACCTTCATATAATTATCCTCGATTATTTGCTGTACTCTTTGTGTGTTACGCCACATTCGTCATAATACCTAAATGTTTTAGCAAACGCTTCGCCCCATCGCTCCCACATTTCAGGAGCAGTATAGGCAACAAAATGCGTAATGCCTGCTTGAATCATATGCACCGCACACCTATCACAACACGGCCCGGTTGTATATAACACGCACCCTTCTAACTTTTCATATGCGTGCAACACCGCGTTCATTTCACAATGGACAATGCGAGAATACTTATCTTCTCGGTTATCATACCATGAAGGACTATCTGGCATCTGCTTTGGAAATCCATTAAAGCCGACTGATACCACAGTTTTATCGGGCCGCACAATAGCTGCTCCGCACTGAGTACTAGGGTCTTTAGACCAAGTAGACACCAGTGTTGCCATTTCCAAAAATCGTTTGTCCCACTTTTCAGTAAACATCATTTCTTTATCCTACTCTTTTTTGAAGGTTTTGTCAAGACTAATTGCAACTTTCCTTTTATAAAGACAGGTTCGTATCGCATAGCATACTGTTCTGAATTATAATTCATATCTACAATACCACTAATAAATTCGCGCTCACTATCTGTCAGTTCGTTCCACGTCAATGATTTACGATCCACATGTACCCCCCGGCGTCTTTTGAGATAAAACTTCTATTATTGTCTCCAACCAATTTGCACCAGTTTATAAACTCTCTGTTCAGCAAGTCTCTTTTTACATAGTTCATTGTTTTGTGTACCCACTGCACATTACCATTTATATAACCATAACCAGGATGTATCCTGTCCAATGATGCGGTTATCTTGCTATAGTCTGGACCGTTGTTCCTATTCTTTCTTGATAAAAGTATTGGCACACCAGATAGCGCACAAAGCCTGTTCTGTTTTTCAAATAAATCCCAGGCATATTCCGGAGTAATCTTAAATTCAATGCCCCTTCTACGAGCACCTGCTCGTATGTGTGTCCAAAGTGTTCCAGATATTAGGCCCAGACCTGTTTCTTTATGGTACATTGGATGTGTGCTAACAGTTCTCTTTGCGCTACATGATTTACATTCGATAGTTCTGTGACTTAAAACATGATCTTTGCGCCTAATCTCTATCCTTCCACAATCACATACCACTTTGAACTGTTTTCTTTTATTGTGTGTAATTTCTTCTATAACTTTCCACATTATTGCCTCACGAACCACATGTCCCGCCACCTGTTATATCGCAAATATTGCTTGTTTCTATAAACACTTCGCCAACATGTTTTATGGCGGTTTTGTAACTTACAGGCTGCATTGGTTGCGCTGATCGCGCTCCATCTGGATAGACAGTAATACCACGTATACTTGGTAAAGTTTTTATCAACATGTCGCCAAATTCTATCGTTTTAGTTTCATTATTAATTTCTGATCCCCAATGGGGCAAATTAACTGTTGATGATACAGAGTGGTCTACATATTTTTGAACCCATGCTTGAAACTTAACTCTCCTTTCGGGAGTTTCAGCCAACACATAAGCATCTTCAATGTTGTCTGGTTCTATGCCACTTTCTATAAGTTTCTTAGCTGTAGGGTCAACTACATATTGGTAATACCGTTGATTTCCTTTATAGTACAAACGCTTATACGCTGAAACAAATATGGGTTCAATTCCCCCAGAAGTTTCGGCTAAAATACTTATAGTGCCCGTTGGGGCAATTGCCCTACACTTCAATGGCTTGCTCAATTCCCATTGTTCGGCGTACTGAGCACTCGCTCTATTACTCTCGTCACGGTAGACTTCCAGATACTTTGCCAGTTCGTCGTCCTGCCCATATTTCTTGCCACGCTTCAAAAGCCATTCATGGATTCCCATTAACCCTAAACCAAGACGACGGTTCTTAGTCCTTATTTGATCGACCTTGGCATAAGGCACATCGCTATACACAGTGCCAGCTAAAAGAAACGCTGTAGCAATTTCAGTAACTTCCCGCATTTCTTCCAAGGTATCGATTCTAGACATATTAATGCTACCGAGATTGCAAATGTCACTGTCATCACGACTACACAACTCGGTGCAAGCATTTCGCAAATCTTCGCCATTGTTAATTCCTGTGTCAATTGAAAACCCCGGTTCCCCTGTTTTTAACATACGTTCGACAGCAGTACGGTAGACGGAAGTGGCAAGAGAGTTTAATGCATGCTTCTCGTCGTTGTACGCTTTAAAAAATTCGTCATCCAGCCCGATAGATATATTGGTAATATCCATTGCTGCCGGAAAGTCTACGTTCTTAGCTTTTAATGCTCGTACTTCTGGAACCCAGTTCTTTAATGTAATGAATTTATGAATGTCAGCGTGCTTCCAGTTCAATCCGGCCCACAACGCTGCTCTACGTGTTCCACCTTGTCTAATCCATCGTGCCGATTCGTTGACCATCTGCATCAATGCTAGCGGTCCGGTTGCTGTACCGCCTGTTTTGCGGATAGGTTTTCCTTCTGGTCTAACATGACTATAATTAACACCAATGCCTGCGCCTGTCATCAAAGCGAGAGAAGCATTGTGCATTATTTCAGCCCAACCTTCACGACTATCTTCTGCTCTAAGCATCAGGCAGTTATTTACTTGATGGTATGGCTTTCCGGTTTGTGCGAGATACCTGCCACCGGGAAGAAACTTGCGGAGTGTAATCAAGCGAGCTATCTCCCCGCGCAAAGCTTTCTTCATGCCTACTGACTTACCTACCTCGTTAGCGCATCGTTGACCAACTTCTTGAAGAGTTTCTTTTCTTCCTTCTACTTCCTGAGCATACCGTTCATTAAAAATCGTTCGAGAAAATTCTCCCATCTGCATCGAGTCTTCTGTCATTTATCCTCTATAAAAAATAATTGGCCCGTTCTGTTGCTAGGTGGGCCAGACCCCGAAAACCGCAACTTACGCGGCGGCTTCCATAGCCAGAGTTTCCTCATTGGCGTTTTTTAGTTTATATGTATTTATTAAACGGGACATACTTCCGTTGCACGAACACTTAACCAAGATACAACCGTCGAATCTTGTCAGGCCCAAATTAAAACAACAACATTTATGAAGTATGTATTAGTATGGTGGACCTGCCGGTATATGCTAACCGGGTCCGATTATACTGCATTAAATGGTTGACATGCGTTCTCGTTAAGGAAAGTTCAGATATGCAAACTCTCCAAAATATATCATTGCCGCAGCATCATAAAGCCGCGCTGCGTCTTCTGGTAAAGTACATACACCGAGATAATGCTGTTCGTTACCCGGAGTTTGAATTTTTGCGGCCCATTTACCAGTAGTTGTTTTGTAGATGCCTTTGAACCTGCGACCCTGTTTGGGAGGTCGATTCATCGCATTTTGCGACCCAGTTGCTATCCTAATGTTGTGTCTCTGATTGTCTAGGCCGTAACAATTGGCATGGTCAACTTGTGGATCATCGGCACATAAACCTAAAATAAGCCGATGCATTTGAACAGTCTTGCCCCCAATAGCAGTGACCGCATACCACGTATTACGCTTTGGATACTTAACGGCGTGCCACGAATATGTGCGTATGTTATCGTAGTCGGTATTATCAACTAATGCCGACATGCCATTACCAAGGTGAACCTGTTTCATATAAATGTCACTATCTTTACAATGCATAACTTACAGCGCCTTATTGCATTGCGTAGACTGTACTTGATTCCAGTTCGGAGCGATTTAATTGGGTTTACCTGACAGATTCACGACTTTAAACTGTCATTCCCAACTCCACTTACCCCATCGTGATCGGGCGCATGTCCATCCACGCCGCTACGCAAACTTTAGGGGCCAACGGCCCTCCACCACTCAGTTCTTCGTCTGAGAACGTTTTCGTTCGTTTTCTTCCAAGACCTGCTTCGTAACCGAGACTATTCTAGGATTTGGAAGCGGGTTATATCGCCGCCATTTCCTGTGTTTGTGTTCAACAGTCACTAACTCAAGAAAGTCAGCAATATCTCTTAAACAATTTTGTTCAAAAATTGCATCAGTCGGAAAGAAAGCGTATTTTCGCCACTGACTGTACCACTTGATTTCCCCAATCACCACTCCAGAGGTACGAGTATTAACTAGATACCTATGTGTTGGTGCTTTTAAATACACCGGGCCGACATCCTCAATATTGATATAATCGCCTTGGTGTACTTTTAGACTCACCTGTTTAAGCATATCGGCCTTTCTATATTTTACTTGCAAGTGAACTTTAATGTATTAGCATCAAAGTTAACATCTTCAGAGTTACAATCGTGAGCCTTAATTACTTCTTGCCCATACTCATTCAGCGCTTTAACAGCAGCCTGAAAGTTTTGGTTCTGCGATTCAACTTCTTTTTGTGCGTTAACTCCGCGTGTCTGGAACAAAAGTGCTCTCAACTGTAGGTTTTCCAGCCTCATCTGTTCCGTCTCTGTCGGTTCTAATGTCTTTGCTTTCTTAACTTCTGTTTCTTTTGCCATATTTTCCTATTATACTCTCCAAAAGCCATCTTGTCAAGAACTATTTTTGCCAGCTCTTAATAAGTTTACCGATTTGTAACCACTCGTCGTAAGTAAACTGGTCCTGCTTGGCCCAATTACACCGCGGACAACATACAACACAGTTTTCCTTGACATATCCAATGTTGTTATCTTTTCTGTCAATGTTATGGCCGTATCCAGAGTTGTTGTACTCTTTCCAAACTACCAGTTTTCCACAATAATGGCACTCTTTTGTGTCTGTTAACAATAAATAATCATTGTATGTTAAGTTAACATTTTTGTTGTGTGCGAACGCCTGACTACATAGCCTATTATATAAGGACTCGTATGGTCTTTTTTTATAATTATTACACAATCTACATCCCTTGCTTCTGCCGTTTTTTAACCTTTGGCTAAGTACTGGATATTCTTTGCCACAATCGCATCGACATAGCCAGTACCTACTCCATCTCTTTTTTGGTTTATCAGATACCCCTATGACTATCAACTTACCGAATATCTTTCCGGTTAAATCCTCACACCTACAATTGTGCCCGACAACAAAACGTTTGCCAGTACTTGTTTCCGTTCCACATCCACATTCACACAGATTTGTACTCATTATTTAGTCCAGCAATCTGACACATGGCTGTCGAATTCCATGGCAATTTTAGTAAATTTTTCTGCCGCCGCTCGTTTAAAAGCATCGCCTATAGCCTCCACTACAAGTGCGGCATTTCTTTTTGGCACCTGAATAAGCAGTTCGTCATGTATCATTGCTATCAACTTAGCTCCTAACTTTGGAAAAATATGCCACAAATAAGGCTTGCCGTTTTTATCGTGACCGCAGCCCATAGCCAGCTTAATTATGTCAGCATTGCTAGCCTGAATTGCGTGATTCTTGCCCCTTCTTTCAATTGTGCTAAACATCGCAGCATACGCATTTGCGATTTCTTTTTGATTTGGCATTCTATGAACAAGAAACCATTTTTCGGCGCTTGTCGGCTTACGATTATGTAACGCTAAGAATGTCGCAACATTTTTATCAGCCTCTTCTTTAGGTAACTTGAGTTGTTTTTCACGATCATCTTTTGCTTTTTCAATTGCCAATTCCCAAGTCGGATCAGGAAACAGCCGCCTGCGACCATACATTGAACGAGACTCTTTGTTCAATTTGGCCATTTTGCCGCTTTCATCAAGATACTTCCAAAGTGTAGGAAAGCTTTCTTTATGGTGCGCTAAAATAGCTTTAGCCTCTTCAATAGTTTTTCCGGTCTGTGCAGCAAGATTCGGTGGACCGCCACCATACGGAATCAAGAAGTTTGGTACTTTAGCTTCGTCTCTTTTCTCCTTATGAATAGGACAATCGCATTTAAACTTAAACGGCTCATTAGTTTCAGGATTGATTTTATAAAAAGCACAACCGTCTACTGCCCATCCCGGCCACTCGGCCGGATACATCATTTCGGCGCAAACTTCATGAACATCCTGCCCTTTTAGAAATGCTTCTAGCCAAACCTTCTCTTCTGACAATTCAGCTAGAATTCTAAGTTCGGCACCAGCCATATCACCAGTAACTAAGCAATAACCTTCCGGCTCTTCTTCATCCGGTGAATCAGCGATAAAACAAGAACGAGTATCTTTGTCCTTTGGCAGATTTTGACCATTAGGTTGTGAACTACTACTTCGTCCTGTCTCTGCCTCTAACTGATTAAATTTAGAATGAAGTCTGCCATCCCCCGGATGCAGCCAACCTTCTTCATTACACGGTTTAGTGGCCCACTGTTGTGTCCACTGTATACCATATGTGCTTACCTGCTTGCTTGCTTTCCTAAACTTCTGTAAAGAAGCAATTACCGGAACATTCTTGAATTTTTCAAGAGTATCGTCCTCAGTGTCTTTTAAACTCTTGAGTCCCTTCATACCGGCAAACACAGCCAACAGTTGAGCACCAGAGCCGTAATTGATTAATGCTTCTCCTTCGCACTTGTCAATTAGTTTGTTAACTTTGGTTCGTTTTTTACCAAGTTCGGACTTTATCTGCTTGTAATATTCTTTCTCAATTTTACGAGCAACTTCAAGGCCATTCTTTTTTTCAATTAGTAATTCTATGCCAGTCGCAGTTTTTGATTTCTTTATTTCATTTTTCAGACTCAACTCATCATCAGAAATCTTGTTGTATGATTTCCACTTCAGGTCGGCTTCAGCTATTTCTGCGTCTGTAATCTGTACGTTCTTAGAACCTACGATTGGTAGAAAATGACTGTCTAATTCGGCAATCGCTATCGCTACTTCAGCGCGGTACTTGTTGTCGCGTATGATCCACTTTTCTTTATTAATGCGCTGTCCATGAATGTGCATATCGACAAATGCACCGATAGCATCATTCTCAATTTTGCACGTCTCTTCAAGTCCATCTGCTTTAATAGTCTTGAGCTGTGATCGACGCAACGCCAGTGGTAGCCTAGTATCTAGCGCGGCATACTCAACTTGTGCCTGCGTCAGAGGGTTACTTAAATTAAACGATGTCTGCAACTCTTTATCAACATACATCTTGAAATAACGAGCCATCATTTCGGCCAAAGAATAGTAGTCATAATCCTTCAGCGAATGCAGTCCAGCGCAAATTACACGCTCAACCATATCCACGGAATAGAAATTCCATGTTCTCTGCCCGAAGTTCCAACGCGACTGCTCATATTCAAATCCAAGATTTACGCCGACCTTCAAAAATTCTTTGGTACACAATGCCGGATCAAACACATCAATTACCGGCTGTAACTTAGGACTCATCTTTTTGCCGTATTCACCTTGACAGGAATACAGCAGGTCAGAATCTCCATCAACGAACGCCAGCAGATCGACAACGTATTGCTCGGTTTTGTCACCAATCTGCCAAGTCCGATCCTTCCGCCAATAAAAATCCTTCGTCGGAGTTGTTTCTTTGTCCCATCCGATAATCTTATCTACAGATCGATTTAGAAATGATTTAATTTTTTCAAGACCAGCGCCATCTGTAACCAGTGTTGGGTTTAGAGGCGGCATCAATACCATCGGTTTTAGTTCTGCTGTTTCAGACATTCGATCCTTTACCTATATATGGGACTTATATACATGACTCCCTAAGTTCCAACCTTTGGCCCTGTTTTCCCATCCATCTCGTACCAAACGAATTCTCCACCTTCGCCAATCGGAAAATGCCCTCCGCACGTTATACAGAATGTGCCGGTGTAGAAGTCTGGGTCACGGGCGTAGGTTTCCGCAATGGAGCGGCCCATGGTTGTGATCTTCCCGCATTTCAAGTGGCGGTAGGCGTCACGATATGGCCGAACGAAACCCTTGGTTCTCTCTTCAGGAGTCAACACCACATAGCCTTCTTGCTGCCCATCGGCGCGAAGCGTAGTGTGGCTCCGATCTGTCGGTACCGGCGAGCCATTCGTAAGGACTTGAGCGCTTCGGTCAACAGGAATTTTCTCGGCTTCCGCCCGCAGTTTTGCGATTATCTCTTCCTCTGCGTTGTGTGCTTTTTGCTGAAGAAGAAACGCTAGCTGGCGGGCCTGCTCGGGCGAGAATACGATGTGCCCGACGCCATTTGCGTCCGGCTGTAAATCGGGGTGATTGACTACTACCTCCCCAGCTCCATTTGTGCCGACTTCAAGTGTGTTCTTAGCAATTTCCGTCATATCCTGCCTTTCGTGTCTTTCGTGTCTTTCGGGGAGTTAAGTATATAAGTCCCCTATATATTCGTGTGTACAACCCAGTAAATGTGTAATCGAATGCGGTACTAGCCGCTTCGGTAAATTTATCGGTTTCGATTGTAATTTTGAAAATTGGCTTTTCCATATGATTTAAAGAGTATATACCCCAGACGCAGTTTTGTCAAGCACTTTTTTTATTTATTTTTCTCTTGACAGAAAAGCGGTCGGCATGTTATAATGCTTTTATGATTGAAACATATGTACTTAATTTTGACGGTTCGTGTGGACCGATCAATCCCGGTGGCACGGCCGCTTATGGATTCTTGATTTCTTCTTCCAGCGGACATGTTGTTGATAAACATGGAGTCATTGGTTCTGGGCCTAATTTTACGAACAATTTAGCCGAACACTTCGCGTGCGCCGAAGGGTTAAATTGGTTTTATGAATACTGTGTGTCATTAGGTTATTTTCTTCCTAAATTACTACTCGTTCGTGGTGATTCTATGTTAGTTATTAATCAATTAAACAAAAAGTGGTCAGCACATTCTAATAAGCCATATTATCACGAGTACATACGAGCTGTCAATGCTTTAAAGAAAATTCGTAAACTCGGTGTAACTGTATGTATTGATTGGATTCCACGAGAAAAGAACGAAGAGTGCGACATTTTATCTAAGGCACACCAAAGTGTTAAGGTGATTTAGTTAAAGATTTTGCTTGACATTTGCTCTTCAAAGGAGTATAATAGGGAAAATGGAAAAAGGTTTAGCCAAAACGATTGGGGATCGGTATCGTGATCTGTCACTTAACTATGCAAATCACAATGTCAGCGCGAAGAAGCATCCAAAAAAGCGCAAGAAGTTAGATAATGCTCCAAAAACACCAAAAACTAAGAAAAAAAATCTAATAACAGTTGAAGATCGTTTGCGGTATCTCATTAAGTGCAGTAAAATAGGTGCAAAAAATAAAACCGGAGTGGCTAAATTGTCTAAAAAAAGACTTTATTATGAGGCACATAGACATAAACTTTTACCGTTGCACGAAGATACATTGTGTTTTTGCTGCTATAAACCGGCAACAATAAGGCACCACAAAATTTTATTAACAAACGGCGGTACTAACGAGCCTTATAATCTTGTACCGTTGTGTGAAACGTGTCATATGAACATTCATCCGTGGATGGATTTCATAAATCCAATTGATAATGAGTTAGACAATAAATCTGCTCTGCATACAGAGCTAAAACAGATGCCAGAAATGCAAGGCGGTCAGGTATACATGCCTGTCGTAACTGCTGGCAACGTGCGCGAGAACGGCGTACTAAGTCAATTAAGGCAAGCGGTAAACTTGGCTTAATGGACAACAACATCTACCTGTGTTATTTTGAGCAGCCCATAGCCCTCGCGGTTATGCCTGCGAAGTGTTCAAAAAACTTTTATGGAACCTATACGGCCTAGTAATAGGGTAGCTAAACACAGACGATGATGTTCCGCATTGAACGGAACGGGAACCTGCATAGGGCGGCCTGAACAACCGAAGGTGCGCTGTAGGATATGGCGGCACTGGACATAAGTTGAACCAAACATGGACTATTAGCATTGCGCTTGTTAGCCATGTCGAGTATAAGTGTTTTATTATGCTTGATATAACTTAGGTCGGCAGTTGACATCCAAGATTGGCAGAATCGGCATAACGATCCGGTTAACAACCAATCAATTCAATCATTTACCAGCATTAAGCATATTAATATATTACTGTATATACCATATATTCTATACAGTAATATAGCTTTATCGGAGTCGTAAGACATCCGGTAGGGAATGGGCGAAGCCTGCTCTGAGGACAGGTTTGTTGAAAACAAAGGACTTATAGAAAGTGTGTAATTTCTGCGCGGTTTAGGAGAAAAATGAATTTTAGTCAAGAAATAGACAGGATTATTAATGAATATAAAAAATCTGATTATAAGCCAGTTATAGAGACAAAGCAGCTAGGAGACGTTCGTCGTCAGGAATCGGTTGAGTATGCGGAAGTGCAGGCAGCGCAGGCAGCAAAAACTAAGAGAGCAAAGAAGAAGGATGCAACTAAGCCTGTATGGTATCACTCAAATCCAGAAGTGTCTACCCAACTTGAGGCGTGCTTTAAGATGCTAAAGACTACGACTCAGGATAGAATAAATTATATATTGGCGATGAATAAGATTGTCACCATTTCTTGCCCATTGATCGGAAAATGGTTAGGTAGGCGTAGAGCGGCATTTAACAGAATGAAAACTCGAATACACCCCTTTAACAAGAATACGGTGTGTTATTGTTGCGGAGCATTGGCTTGCCATAGACATCATAAAATATCTTTAATGAATGGTGGAGAAAATACTGCCGATAATATAGTGCCTTTGTGTGAATCTTGCCATAAAATCATACATCCTTGGTTAATTTTGCAGAACAAAGATTAAAAAAAGATTAAAATATTTGCTTTGTTCTTATATACTTATATGATGGCCGCATGACTAAGGTCTTGACGAGTGTGTTATTATAATTAAAGATAGAGATAGGAGGAGTTTATGAATTTTTTGGCTATGTACTGGCCGCACGTTAGTGGTGCGCTTCTCGTGGTTCTTGCTGCCGCTATCGGTGCAATGGAGTTGCAGCCTACTGATTCTAGGAAATACAGATATTTTTACCATTTCCTTCATTTGCTTCCAATACCAAATCTAACGATGAATCATCGTATGGATAATACATTAGGGTCTACACCGGAGGAAAATCCGCCCATAAGCCGATTTCCAGAAACAGAAATTACAAAAGGAAAATAAAATGAGTCTTGTTACTAGTTTTGAAAGCTTTTTGAAGGTTGCTGAGAAGGATGCAGGAAAAGCGTTGCAAGTAGCAGCTAGGATTGCTCCCGCAGTCGGCGCTGGTGTTGAAGTTGTTCTTGGCGTTGAAGGATTGGCTGCATTTGATCCGTTTGTGGCTAAGTTGGTTACTATTGTTACTGGTGCTGGTGCTATTGCTAATACGGTGAGCGCTGCTGCTACTGGTGTAAATAAACTAGCAATTGCTGTTCCGGCAGTAGATATGTTGATTAAAAACAGCGGTCTACTGACTGCTAATGAAGTTGCTGATGAGACTAAGTATGCTGCCGCAGTTGAAGCGTTGACGGGAAATTTTGCAGACCTTGTGGCCGCATTGAAGCCGAAGGTTGTAGCGCCTGTGGCACCCGCTGCTGGTCCTAATTCGTAAGATGTTGTAACAAGCGGTTGAAGCACTCTTCAAGATAAGAGAGAGTATTATTACGCGAACCGCTTGAATTTTGCCGAAGACCTCCTCCAACGGCGCGAGTTTTAAAACACCGCACGTTTCTTCGGCTCGGGCCAGAGTTAAACACTCTGGCCTCCTTCCTTTTCGGAGTGAGAAAGTGTATAATATACACTACGATAGTTTTTTTAATAAGCCGTACATTAATATTTTAATAACACGGCCCTGCCTCTCTTGGGGCAATTAATGAGCGGAACACAGATCGGGCAAATCCCCTGTGTTCCGTTTTCTATTTATGAATGAAACTACAAAAATACCATCAAAAAATTCATTAAGAATACACATAGCTACGTTGCGTAAATTAGCAAGGAACGAGCAGCTCCAGCCGTCTCGTCGTCTTTACGCCACGCTGGTATGCATGTACGTTGAGGGGGTGATCCCAATCTCGTTGGTTGAGAGAGCGTATGGAACCAAATCTATTCAATGGACTGATAAAAGTGCCACCGTCGAAGGCGACATAAAAGAAACAAAAGAGCGCGTAGAGGCGCAAGAAGTTTTAAAAAAGATGTCCAATCAGATTTTCGGAGGAGATGAAGATGCTAGTGCCATCAGTGAATAAAGATGAAGCAAAGAAGTTTAGCAACGTGTGGAATTACAACGGTGTTGCTGTTCCGTTAGACAACGTTGCTTTGACATTCGCCACTGATTTTGCAAATGTAGTGCTAAAATCATTTTTTGTTCAAGCAGAAGCGAATATGGCAAAGGTTATTGAAGCACAGGTGCAGTTAAGATTGGCAGCAGAAAAAGAAAAATTAGTTTTGGAAGGTTAAGATGACTGAGATTTATGTACATCCGAGTGGAGGCAAACTGTACATAGGAGATGACAACGATTTTACAAAGACTGAAGACAAGTCTGGATTTAGTTTCGTAAGGTGCTGTAAGGAAGGTCCGGGTGGACACAGAGCATTACTAGGTTACAAGACAGTAGGCGCCCCAAAAGATTCGCATTATCAGTACGTCATCAAAGGTAACATTCTAGCTATAAATATTTTAGATTTAGATGATCCGCATTTTATGCCGGATGACGGTATCGATCACGCACTTGAGTTTATAGGCAAGAAACTGGCAGATGGAAACAATGTCTTAGTTGCGTGCAATCAAGGGCACAGTAGAGGGCCAAGTGTTACTCTCTTGTATTTGGAAACAATAGGAGAGTTTAGAAACGATGTATTTAGGAATGCCGAAAAAGTTATGAAGGCACTATATCCTAAATATGATCCCGGCCAAGGCGTTGAGCAATACACTAAAATGAAGTACGCAAAATTGAGGTACAAGAATGCTACTGCCAATGACATACAGCAATAAAGGGTTGGTTCTTACTGAACAGTTTGAAGGATGTAGATTAGTCGCCTACTTGGATTCAAATGGAATTCCTACCATCGGTTATGGTCATACAGCAGGAGTATATTTAGGAATGACTTGCACACTTGAACAGGCCGGTCTGTGGTTGGCTGAAGATATTCAGTGGGCATCTAGACGAGTAAACCTATTGGTCAAGATACAACTCACACAACCAGAATTTGACGCTTGTGTTGATTTTGTGTTTAATTGTGGCACAGGAAATTTTGAGCACTCAACGTTACTTATTCTGATAAACAAAAATGATTTGTTAGATGCGGTCAACGAGTTTGAAAAGTGGGACAAAGCTGGCGGTATAGTTGTGGCCGGATTGTTACGAAGGCGACTAGCCGAAAAAGAAGAGTTTGGAGAAAAATAAAATGCACGAATCTATGGCAGTGGTTAAGGGCGCTTTGGGTGGTCATGAGGCCAAAAAGGAAGCACCTAAGTCGAAAAAGGAAGTAAAAGAAGTTCGAGTTCGTAAGGCCAAGAATCATGGCCATATTATTGAACATCATCACACTAATCCGGTAGATCACCCGATGGAAGAACATACGACAAACGGGAACGACGAGTTAGCTAGTCACATGATGGAGCATATGGGTACACCAAATGCCGGCGAAGGTCAGGATGCGAGTGCTGCACCACCTGCGGCTGGAGCACCTGCGGCTGGAGCACCGCCTGCCGGTGGAGCTGCACCGATGCCCGGAATGGGAGCATAACATGGCAATGATTAAGAAAATAAAAGCTGATGACGATAACCCTGTTCCATCGGTATTTAAAGAATCTGAACAATCGAACAAACAAGAGGGTGAAGCAGAAGGTAGTTGTTGTTATCATATAAATCGCGGCGATATGATTCGTGTCAACGATGAAATAAAAGAAGCGATGGCTAAATTGGCAGGTCAGGTTATAAAAGACGGCACGCGCAAACTGTAAAGGTGTTCGTATTAAGGATTAACAGTCAATGAAGATAGAAAAACTAAAAGAATTAGCAGAGCAAGCAATAAATAACCCAAACTATCAGTATAAAGGAATGGATCGTAAAGAATTAGATAGACTGGCTTCTCTTAGTTTGAAACGATTGATTGACTCGGATCGCGAATTGGTACTTAATAGTTGGAAGAAGTTTTGTGACGAAAACAAGTTGGAAGTTGACGGAAAAGAACTGGCATTTTATCGATTTCTTTGCCAAACAAACCTATACTTTTTGTGTCATGTCTTAGAGAAATATAGAGACACAACTTTACGAACGCACGAAGAGATATGCAACTCCTTCTTCGTTAAAAAAGACCCGGCCAATTTTAACAGTTTCAAAGATTTTGCAAAGTCCTATAGTGATCTAAAAGAAAGATTGCTGTTAGTTCCGCGAGGCGGGTTTAAGTCCAGCATTGATGTGGCTGATTGTGCTCAATGGATTGTTTGTTTTCCCGAAGTTACAATTTTGATTATGACTGCAACTTTGGCATTGGCTACAAAGTTTGTGGGTGAGTTAAGAGAGCATTTTACTTTACAGAGTACAGGCAAGTTAGGAGCTGACAACAAACCGGCATATGGTCCTAAATTAACGCAAGATGGAACACCAAGTTTGTTTCAGATTTTATTTCCTGAACATTGCATTAAACCGGGAGATGATAAACAAGCAGAGTTTAATACACCGGCCAATAGAATGCCGGATAAAGAAGCGACGGTTACAGCCGCCAGTATTGAACAGGCATTGTCTGGATTCCACTACTGTATAATGAAGTTAGATGACGTGGTTAGTAACGAAAATAGTTGCACGATTACTCGTCTGGAATCTGTTAATCGCCAAATTAGTATCAACAAAGCCATGCTTCATACCTATGGATTTTACGACAAAATCGGAACATGGTACGATGAAATGGACAGTTATGGTTTAGACATGGCTGCTGAAGACAAACTAAAAGCAGACGGCGAAGCACCAACCATAATTGTGTATTTGAAGGCAGCATGGTGGCCTACTGATGAAGCTATTAAAGTAGGTAAAATTGAAGAGGAAATGAAAGAAGCCGACTGGGTTCTTTGGTTTCCTGAAGGGTTGTCTTATAAGTTTTTGATGACAGAACTACGGCGTGATCCTGTTGGATTTGCGTTAAAATATCTGAACGATCCGCGTAAGGTTCATCAAGTCAAGTTTCCAAAAGAATTATTAATTAGACGAACCATTCCAGCCAACTCATTGCCGTCAAGCGGTATGATTGTCACAACAGTGGACACAGCATATTCAACCAAGAGTTTTGCAGATTACACAGTCATTCTCACATCGTTAATATTTGCTGGTAAATTCTACGTCATTGACATGGCTAGAGGACGATACAATGAATTTGAACTTCCAGCAGTAATCGCGGGAGTTGGATTCAAATGGAAGCCAAAGCGCATAGCAATCGAGGATTCTGTAGGAGTTCGCTGGTTTAGCCGTGAACTTCGTAGAGAGATGGATAAATTGAGTATAAGCATACCAGTTGAATACGTTTCTCTGGGTGCCGGAAATAAGACAAAATCAAAAGAAGTAAAAGCCAAGCCGGTGTTAAGATTGTTAGGTGATGAGAGACTATATTTTTCAAATTCATGCGCCGGTATGGAAGATATTTATAACGAGTTAAGTAAGTTTCCAAACGGAACACACGATGACATCGTTTCTGGTTTATCAATATTAGTGGATCAGTTTGCGGCCTATGCTGATATGGATGCTAAAATAAACTTTGTTTCCTCTCAATATGTAGCAGATCGTCAAGCACAAGAGATGCATGATATGGTTTATGGTTTAGGCAAGTATAGTAAATATAACATCAATTATGCACTTGAGGATAATCCGGTTACAGTTTTCCATATGGAGAATAGCCCGGAAGTTTTGAGTGATGTTGATCCATTTAAGGATTTGTTCTAAGAGAGGTTAACAGATGTCGATGATTGAATCAGAAGGCAACGCCAACCGCAATTTAGTAAAAGAGGATTTTACTAATGACGGCGAGATAAAAACAAAAAGCGGAGACTTAGCGTTAGTGGTTCAGTCAGCATCGGTTGCTGAAGATTTTATCGCTAACAAGCAGTGGGCTTTGCTCTGGAGAGATGTTGACTTACTTTATCAAAATCCACGACCTATGACGGTTTATGAGAACACCTATGTTCTGGAACCGAACGTACAGAGATTTACTGTAGCTAAGATTTGTAATGCAGTGGTGCCGCAGTTGTATAAAGGATTATTCTATGCTGATCCGCCCATGATTCTTCGTCCTAGACCGGGCACATCGCAAGACATTACTACTGCTAAAACAGCCATGTTCTCTTACTTGTTGGACGCCTGTAAATTTAGACGCGATACCAAGTGGGGTCTGGAACAAATGGCTCAACTTGGCACAAGTATTTGGAAGTGGGGAATTTGTTACGAAAAAGTTGAAATCGTTACTAGAAAAGCAACGACTACTACCATTAAGTCTGGTCCATCAGGAGTCGCAGGATCAAATGTAAGTGTTCCTTTAGATGATGAACCTGATATAACAACTACTGTTAAATTTGTTCCTAGACCATTTTTTGAGTATCGACCAATTGCTAGAGTGCTTGTTGATCCACACCTACTGGTCGGTGACATTAGAGAAGCTGACCATGTGATTGATGTTCGTTACATGGACTTCTATCAAATGAAGGAATTGAAGGAAACCAACTCTGATGAAAAAGGAAGATCATTAGAGGGTTGGAGTTTTCCGACATCATTAATAAACCTGTGGTTGCCACCAGAAGACAATGTTGCCCCAAAACTAGCAACCGATCAGCAGGCGTATATTACGGGCGCTGTGCATCACGCCGAGGATGAAAACATCAAGGTTGGCCCAGACCCGTTGCTTAAAAAGCTAGAAATACTGGAATACTGGGACAAGCAGCGAAAGATTTTAGTTCTGGATCGCAAAAAGGTAATATACACAGGCGAAAATAAGTTTAAACAGATACCATTTTTATCTGCTAACTGGTGGAATCGCCCAAAAGCATTTTATGGAATGGGCCTTGGATTAATCGTTGGTCAAAACCAACGAGTCGATCAAGGAACAATCAATGCTATTTTGAAGGTGTTGAGTTTTGGTGTAAATCCGATTTATCTGCGCAATCGTGGTGCAAATAGCCCCACTCAGATGATTCGTACCGGATTAGGCAAAATTCTTACCGTAGACGGCAATGCCAAGGAAGCTTATCATCTTCTTGAGGTTCCCAAGGTTCCTCCTGAAGTATGGCAAGCATTATCCGAATCGGAAAAAGCAAGTGAATCTAGTTCCGGTGCAGACCAAATGTTGGTTCAAGGAAGTACCGCAGGTCCGCGTTCATCGATGGGTAGGACTGCTGGTGGTGCCGGAATTCTGGCCAGTGCATCTGCCACTCGCTTAGATGGACCACTTGATAACTTCATTGAACAGGTATTTAAACCATTCTTATACATTCTAGATTATTTGATTTTTCATTACATTTCGGACGCTGAAATCAAATCGATCATCGGCGAAGAGTTAGGCAAAGAATACGTCTTGGACATGCAAGAGTTCCATGATGCCAAACATGAGTATGAAGTCTTGGCAGGAGCTAGTCTGGCTGCAAAGCGAATTATGGCTCAGTCCATGACTCTTATTACTCAGATATTCTCACAACCTAACATCCAAAAGAATTTGGCTGACATCAACGAAGAGTATATCGATTTTAAACCAATACTTGAAATGTGGATGGAGTCAAGTGAATGGAAGAACAAGCAGGACATCATTAAGAAGATGACTCCTGAAATGAAACAGAAACAGGCAGCAGCGTCTCAACAAGCCTTGGCACAAAGCAAGGCCGCAGTTAGTCAGCAATCCGAACAACAGAAGTTTGAAAACAAACAGAAGTTGGACGACGAAGGAACTGACAATCGTATTAAGCGAGACATTGTTAGAGAGTCATTCAGAAACTCTGCTATGGGTCAGGCTGAAACTGGTCAACCTAGCGCCAATGGTCTTCAAGGTGCTGCTGAAACACCTACTATTGCGTAAGTGTAGTGGCCGTGTATTGCTGGACACGAACGAAGTTACCCAGAGCACGGCCACACTAATAGGCTTTAAACAATGCGCTCTTAGCCTATGAGCGGTTAAAAGGAGAGTAAAATGATGTATTCACAGAAGATGGTCGCGGCCATTAAAGTAGATGGGCGTATTTTAAGAGAGAATAAAGAAGTAGTAATGTTGCCATTTGGTTCTGAGTACAACATATTGTTAAAGAATATGAATACAGTTCGAGCGCTTGTTAACATATTTATTGATGGCGATGATATTACAGGTGGAATCGGATTGATTGTGTATGCAAATAGCCATTTGGAGCTGGAACGGTCTATTCGCAAAGGCAATTTTGAAAAAGGAAATAGATTTCGATTTATTGAACGAACAGAACAAATTGAGGAACATCGCGGTATAGGAGTAGAAGACGGTTTGATTAGGATAGAATATAAGTTTGAGAAACCGCCTACGATTTACAACTATAACTGTAATTACTGGCCTATTCAACATACATATTCGACCCCAATCTACCAGACACAGTGGTATAATTCAAACACAGTGCTTAGTGGGGCAACCGGAATTGTTAGAAATACCAATACTGCAAGTTATGGAACAGGTCAAGCACAGATTTCTGCTGGAATACCATCAATGTCTTCTATTAAGGCAATGAGTTGTTTATGTAATTCGCTTTCAAATTGTGTGTCGGAAACCGGCATTACTGTTCCGGGCAGTGAGAGTACACAAAAGTTTAGACAAGGTGGTTGGTTTAACACTGAAGATCAAAACAACATAATGATACTACGACTGGTCGGTGAATGCAACGGTTCGGTGATAAGTAGACCAATAACAGTTGATCGTAAACCTATTTGTGTGACCTGCGGAAAAGTGAATCCAAGTCGATTCAGTTTTTGTTCACAGTGTGGCACAGCATTGAAGGTATTTTAGGGGGAGAATGATTGATCCAGAGTTTGAATTAACAGCTCAAGAAAGAGCACATATAGCATATTTAGTTAAAACTGACGGATTTCAGATTTTTCAGAAAATATGCGAAAGTGAGGTTGAGAAGTTTAAGGTTGCACTAATCAATGTGAAACCGGGAAATACTGAAGAATTGGTTGAGCGGCATTCTATAGCACAAGCTGCCGCTCAGTTTTATGTAGCTCTCATAAGTCGTTTAAACAATGAGATTGAGATTTACAGTCATGTGCCAAGAGAAAATGATGAACCAATGCCTGATATTACTGAGGCATTGTTGGATGAATAAGGAGGATATTCAAAGTGGAAGCTGAGATTGTGCAAGAACCTATTGTCGAAGTAGTTGTAGAACCTGTTGTAGAGCAGGTTGTGGTAGTGCCAGAACTGTTTGTCTATGAGTATCAGGCCGTTGATGATAGCGGCCGCGCTCTAGGAGCAAAGCAGGTATTTAAAGGAGCTACAGCGCAAGAAGTTTTAGATAAAGTTGCTAACGCTAATAAAGAATTAATAAAATTGAACCGCGAATTGAAAAAGAATATGCGGATTGGAAAGTATGACAACGATGAGATTCCTGACGATGCCGCTCATTTTGGTTCAGAGACGGTTGAATTTAATCCAGTGACTCTTACACCAGAGGAGAGGTTTACGTTGTCGAGGGATTTAAATGATCCCGAAAGATTTGATGAGGCTTCCAAAAAGTTGTTTGAAGCAACAATCGGCGCATCTCCTGACAAGATTCGCGCAGTATTGAACAGTTCTCAGCAAAACATTTCTTCCATGCGAGCTAAGATGGAAGCAGAACTTTGGGTAGCAACAACCCCAGAGTATTACCCTTGTAATGAAAACTTTGAAACTATTACGAATTGGATGGTCAAGAATGATTTGGCACCAGTTCGCGCAAACTTTCAACTAGCATTCAGCAAGCTAACAGAAGTCGGATTACTTCTGGAGGCTCCAATTGTGCGTGAGGAAATTCCGGTAGTTGTAGAACCGGAGAGAACGCTGGCAAATACGCCGCCAGCACAGGAAGATGTCAGTCGGATTACTGACGTTGAACCGGCGCAAACAAAGCGTACTGTGAGAGAAGCTTCATCTGGTCTGAATCGAACACAATCTTCAGACACCGGTATTGAACCAAAGAGAGGCTATTCACAGGAAGAGATTGATCGGATGGGTTCAGAAGAGTACAAAAGAAAAGTACTCATTCCTGAATGGAAAAAATCGCGACAACCTCAATAAATAAAGGTGTAATTTATGGCTGGTTTTAATCCTGCAGTAAACAACACTGGTAACCTCCCTCAGAGCACAGTGAAGTACTACGACAAAAAATTTCGGGAGAATCTAAAGGCTCAAACTCCGTTTGTAGCTTGTGCAGAACGTCTCGATCTGCCTACTAAGTCCGGCAATCAGTATCAGATGTTTATGTACGTTCCGCTGGCAGGCAATACCTCTCAGGTTTCGGAAGGTACAGTCGGCAATCCGATTCAGGTTTCCGTCCTGACTACGACTGCTGTGATCGGCGAGTACGCTTTTGCTTAATTGGCGTTCTCGGTAATCAAAATCTAACTATATCGGTGAAAACCTATTCAGCTCAGTCTGATTAGACAATACCGAGGAAAGACCTAAGATTATGACTAATGATAAGACTAAATGGGCTCGTTTAGCTATGGCAATTGATGCCGAAGGTTGTATTGGAATATCAAGAACAACACTTCAAACTAAAAAGGGCAACGAATACTTCGGATACGATCTAAAAGTATCGGTAGCAAACACATCAATGAAGTTGATGCGCTGGTTGGTACGATATTTTGGTGGAGAATTTAGGCCGAAGCAGAAGGGTAAACTAGGTGTACAGACCTGTTTTGAATGGTTTGTAAATGGTGGTTACGAGAGAATGGAAATTATTCTTCTTGGCACTCTTCCTTATCATATCATAAAACGAGAGCAGGCGTTGATAGCACTTGAATGGGTTCGTATGAGAGGACAAGAAAATCCTTTACGACGAGCCGAACTTCATGTAGCTTGTATGGCTCTTAATAGTGGGAAATCCCTAGAGACTAATACGTTAGACACGTAATTTTACGTGATGATAGAGTCCGATCTTATAGGTAAAACTATAAGAGTGCTCCTGTAGTGATACAGGTAGCCTAAACAACACAGGATTATGCAAATTTCAGTTCGCTTAGTTTGGCAACTGCCATTGATAATACGGTTGAGAATGTGGCTCGCGAGATGTCTTATCGTCTTGGTGAGTCTTTGTCGGCTCTGGTGCGTGCGGTTGTTGATGGCGCGGCTACTGTTGATAGTTCGGTAGCTGTAAAGTTGGCTGCTGCAAGTACCACTGCTTTTACAACTCTGAGTCTGTCTCAGATTCGTAACCAAGTGCAGTCTCTTGCTGGTCGTTCGGTTCGTCCGTTCGATGAAGCAAGCAAGTCGTTTGCTGGCGTTAGTTTATAATAGCGCCCTATAATTTAGCTATATCGGTGAAACTCTCAGAACGCTTCTGAGACAATACCGAGGAAAGAGTCCAAATGAAAACACCTGACAAGGTGTACTGGTCGTATCTGGCCGGATTGTTTGATGGTGAAGGAACATTTTCAATTTATCAAAATCACGGTAATTATTACACAACTAAACTTGGTGAAGAAAGGCAATATAATTTCACCAACCAAAGGGTTGAAATAACAAACACTAACATCGAACTGATGGAGTGGTTGATAAAAAACTTTGGCGGTGTTTATTATCATCACCGTAGAGCAAAAGAAATACATAAAATTGCTTATAGTTGGCGTCCTAAAGGTAAAAAGAATACTGAGGAATTGATTCTCGGAATTCTGCCGTATTTAGTGATAAAAAGAAAACAAGCAAAACTTATTCTTGAGTACATTCGTTTAGGTCAGTCTTGTGGTACTGAACTAAAAAATGTAGATAGGCGTAAGGAACTGATGCTTGAGTGTCAAGCACTAAATAAACGTGGATTATCCGTAACGACTAATACGCTAAACGCAGATGATGAATCTGTGATGAGAGAGTCTGATCTTACTGGTGACAGTAAGAGCGCACCTGATGTGAATCAGGGTTCAGAAATTGTTTCTGATTTAGCCTAAACACAAATGTATTCACCCGTTTGCTCTTGGTGACATATTGGCCGATAATAGCAACGATGCTCCTATCGACATTTTGAAGCACACCCCGGTGGGTTTTGCAAAGATGGACGAGTTGATTAGTACAGATTTGACTGAAGTTATCGAACTTCCGGCTTCCGGCGTTCATTTCTTCCAGACAAACCTTGTTACTACGACTGCCAACTACAATCCCGGCTCTGGTGCGATTACTGGTCTGACTGCGCTTCGTACCTATATCTTTGGTCGTGACGGCGTGTTCGCCATTAATCTTGGCGCACAGGGCGATACGGGCTATGATTCGGGCGAGTGGCAGAATATAAAATGCAATGTCGTGCAAAATGCCGAGCCATCGGTAGCTGATCCGGAAGGTTTGATTCCGGGATGGACATCCTAAAAAGTATGGGTCACTTTGCTGAAAAGCAAATGTGAGAACTCTCTTTAATTGACTTGAAATCTGAAATGACAACAAGGCGGAAGCCGCAAGGCACCGTGAGAGACTAAACAAGAGAGCACCACTAACGTGGTGATGTGATAGTCCGAACTTTTGAGAAAAACAATCAAAAGAGGTTGACAGAAATGCTTAACCTGTGGTATAATTAGTTAATTATGACATATTCGAAAGAACAGAAGCAACAAGTGCTTGAACTGCTGCAATCTAAGAGAGCGTACAAGGAAATTACCAATAGAACCGGTATTTTACCTGTAACTATCGAAAGTTGGGCGGGCATTTGGAGAAAAGAAGGACTCTTAACGGCTTATGTAAAAGCTGGCATGGAGTTTTCACAAAAAGCAAAGATAATGTCAAGAGGATATTATCCATCTTTAAGAAAACGATACTTAGGGATGAAATGGACAGATAAAGTAGAGAATCGAGAATTTGGGTTTGATAATCCAACGCAAGCGATTCATTATTATTTGGATGAAACTGGAAAACCACGGCCATGTGCTTACTGCGGGGCTTATCCGCCAGATAGCAAGGTTTGGGGGCTGGACAGAGTTGATTCAAATTTTGGTCACAAACCGGGAAATCTTGTTCCATGCTGCTCTTCAAATCAAAATAGCGCTTATATGTCATGCCAAGTGAGTAAATCAAAGTTTACTTTATTCTCTTGGATGAAAATTAACATGTCGCGTGCTTGTGGAAAACAAGTTGATGACGACACAGTTCTACGACGAGTACGAGAAGTCGAACAACTCGCCAAGGAATTAAATAATATCACGATAACAGAATGATAAGGTCCATTTTACAGTTAGTCTTGGGCCTGATACCACGATTCGTCTGCGTTATATCGACGCTGGTTCTGCTATCAGTTAATAAAATCAACAATACCAAAAGGTGCTCATTAATTTGGGCACCTTTGGGTTGATTTTAAGGAGAAATTTGTGGCAAATATTGATTATATTTTTCAAGGCGTTCCCCCGACTGGTACTGGAAGTGGCGCAATTGTTGCTCCCGGCTCTGCGCAATATCCATCTATCGGTTTGGATACATTAAATGGTACTAGTTACGTGTCTATGGGCAACGGTTGGGTTCCGTTGCTTGGGTCTGTTGTAACTAAACTAGATTTATTGGCACAGGCCGCAGCGATTAGCGCAACAACGTTTTATACAGTTCCGGCTAATATGGCGGGTCTTTATAAAATTGATTGGGAAGCAAAGGTAACGACTGTTGCTAGCACTGGTGCTGGAACATCTACGTTGACTGGTTCTACTGGAGTTGTCTTTACTTACACAGATAAAGATGATTCTACGATTCCTAGCACAGTTGGTGTTGCCGGTTCGTCTGGTAACTTGACGACCACAATGCTTTCCGGTTCGGCTACAGTTAATGCTAAGGCTGCTTCGGTAATCCAGTATGCTGTTGGATATACTTCGGATACTGCTGCTCAAATGAAATACTCATTTCATCTTCGTCTGAAGTATCTTGGGTAACGAGTTGTATGCGTAATACTAATAATGGAGGAGAAAATGAATAAAGAAGCACTTGAGGCGCGGATTGCTGAATTGAAGAATCAAATGGCAGCAGTCCACGCCAATTATAATGCTTTGAACGGTGCTGTTCAGGATTGTGAATATTGGTTGGCCCAATTAACTCCAGTTCTTGACGTTCCGGTTAAAGAGTAATCAAAGTAGTAAAGGAGATTTTTATGGCTATTCTAGCACAAGCGCCAGTTGCATTTTCCGCATACACGTCGATTGCGGGAACATCTGAACAGATTATTCCTGTTAGTACTAGCGGAGTTATCGCCGGTCTAACTGCTGGCAATTTTTATCTTAACAACTGTCCTGACGGTAATAAACTTTCTGGAAAGCGATTTAAGGTTAATGTTGGCGGCTGGTTGAAGGCCCACGGTGCCTCTCAGACTGTAGCATTCGGCCTTTTGTGGCAGGCATATACTTCGGCAGGTGCATTGAATTCTACACCGGCTGACACGTTTACCCCGGTTGCATCGGCTGCACTTACGGCTGGCACTTATTATGACTTCGTAATTGAACAGGAGTTTTTTGGTGATGCTAATGCCGGAAAGATAATCGCTTATCTGCCTTCGGTTACGATTGCAGGCGTTCCGGTGACTACCATCACTGTGACTGCCCCATTAACGTGTCCGAACCTAAATGCGAGTGCCGCATGGCAAGCCTCTGGACAGAGCACTGGTTATCTTACACCTACGGTTGGTATGAACCTTCCGGTGATAGCGTTCTGTGCTTCGATAACAAACACGCAGGTTTCTGATTTGGTTGAGACATGCGCTTTGACTGAGTTCACTTTGTCTATGGAGTAATTTAGACCAAGGAACACACAATTTTTAAGGAGATTTTTATGGCTATCGTTGCAAGAGCATATGAAATTTACAGTGCTTTCACTACCGCTGCTGGATTAGCGGAGCAGATTATACAGGTTGATGCTGCTGGTGTACTTGCTGGTCAAACTGCCGGTAATCTTTATCTGAATGGCCCTTCTGCGAATCAGATGCAGGGCAAGCGATTTAAGGTTAACCTTGGTGGATGGATTAAGGCTCACGGTACTTCTCAGACTGTGAAACTTGGTCTTTTGTGGCAGGCATGGTCTGGGCTGGCATTGACTGGCTCTCCAGCTGATACCTTTACCACGGCTGCATCTGGAACATTGACAGCAGGCACATACTATGATTTCTGTGTTGAGCAGGAATTCTTTGGTGATGTAAATGCTGGAACAATAGTTGCTGTTTTGCCTTCGGTTATGATTTGTGGAGCTGCGGTTTCGATTAGTACCGTTACTGCTGCTTTGACTTGTCCGAATTTGAACACAGCTTTGTTCGCCAATTCGACCCCGAGTTCGGGCTATATAACGCCCCCGCTTGGTAATAATACCCCGGCCATTTCGTTCTGTGCATCGGTTTTGAATAGTGTATCTGATACGTCTGAGACATGTGCAATCACTGAATTCACAATGTCTATGGAGTAATTTGTGTAGTAAGGGGAGACTTAATTCTCCCCTTTTATCTTGAGGAAAAAATTATGCTTAATCTTTTACAAATAACATTAGGAGCAGGAGCTACACAGATTTCAGCTACAAAAGTCGGAATACGGCAATTAATGATTCAAAATAATGCCGCACATAGTTGTAGAGTTGGAGATTCTACTGTTTCAACGACTAAAGGCATTGAATTAGTAACACAAAGCGGTGGTGGAGGAGGGTCCATTAACGCAGGAGCCTTTAATATTAATAATGTTACTAATTTGAATGAGTGGTATATTATAGGTACACAAAACGATGTAATAGATGTTTTGTATATTGTTTAACAAGGATTTTAAATGAAAAAATTATTTATTATTATGTGCCTATTATCAATGCCACTATTTAGCCAAATACAAAATCCTTCATCCGCGGCGGGTTCATCCGCGGCGGGCACGATAATACTCGGTCCCAAGACCATCGGCTCAGGCGCAAATCAGCTTCCAGCTGCGGCCTCCTGTTCGGGCTGCACAACCATCGTCAGCGATGCGGCAAGCGTAACCGATTGCACAGTCGGCAGCGGGACGACGCCCGCGCTTTGCCGGTCCAACGGCTCGGCTTGGGTAGCAGTTGGTGCAAAGGCTAAAGGCGATGTCGGCCTGGGGAACGTGGACAACACATCCGACGCCAACAAGCCAATCAGTTCCGCCACTCAGACTGCGCTCGATGCGAAGGCTGCTTCCAGTGCTTCCACTTCTGTAAATGGTCAGACCTGCGCTCTAGGCTCCAGTTGCACGGTTTACGATTCAACCAAGGTTCCAACCTCATCGGTAGGCGCAGCGAGCGGCATAGCTTCACTGGATTCAAATACAAAGATTCCAGCAGCACAACTGCCAGCACCAACCGCATCCACGTTGGGTGGGGTGGAGTCAAATGCCTGCCCCAGCCAATTTGTACAATCCATCGGCACGGATGGATCTGTGTCCTGCGCCACAACGGTGACCAACACCGCGGCCGATCTGAGCAGCGGCAACGCCAGCAAGGTGGTGGTGGTGGCCGGCAACGGCGACGTGAAGACTACGCCGGTGACCATCGACAGCTCTGGAAACATCTCGACGCCAGGTACCCTCGAGGCAAGCGCGATAGTAGCTGGAGGCGGCCCGAAAACCTGCGCTCAAATGGCGGCTTTGACCGGATCAACCCTGTATGAAACGGTGAGCGTCTACGACGGTGATTGTCCGGCTGGTGGCGGAACGAAACAGCAGGATTACGCTTGCACGCACTTGACGACCGGAAATTGCGATACGTGGACGCTCAAGGGCGGAAGTCCTGCTGCCGGATCGTCGGGCGATCTGCAAACGAACGGTGGCTCAGTTCCGCAAAGTACGTTTATTCCTTCGGCAAAGCTGGACACAACCGGAACGCTCGGCACTGACGATACGAAAGTTCCGTCACAGAAAGCCGTCAAGACCTACGCCGACACCAAGGCAGCCTCGAACGCTAGCACCACGGTCAATGGTCAGACTTGCGCCTTGGGTGGTAGCTGCACGGTTTCGGCAGGCTCAACGGATTGGCCCACGGCTCCCGTAACGGTCAATTCGCAGACCACAGCGACGGTCAACAATGACGTGACTGAAACCGTTACAGGGTGCAGCGGCGGCACTCCCTATTATTCAAGCTGCCAAGGAACGTCTTGCACGCTTGCTGGAGTCACCGCTTACACTACGGGCGTTTCGGTTGTGCCAGATTCCAGCACTAAGGCCAGTTTTGCCTCACGGTGCGAGGAAGCACACTTCCAGACCTCGGCTCCGGTGCGAAGTGATCTGACTTTCCAAGTCGGTGCGATTACTGACTCGCCGGGAGTTGGCAGCTATGGAGGGGCGCAGTCGGTAACGCTTGGCGGTGGATCGAGTGGTGATTACAAGTGCTACACGGCGAACGGTTCGACGCCAGCGGGGACAGCTTCGAGCTGCTCAACAGGCACGCATTATACAGGCGCGTTCACTTCTCCGGGTTCAACGTTCACGCTCAAGAGCATCGGGTATAAAGCCAATTATGCAGCCAGCGCGGAGCATGACGCAGTGTACACGATAGCTGCGTCTAATCCGGCGTTTGTCGTTGCACATCCTCTTGGCACTTGCTCATCAGAACCCTGCAATCTGACGGCGTTTAGTTCGACATCAGGAAACCGAATTACCTTATTCTTTTCGGGCGCAGCAAACTTCTACGGTGTTTCAATGGTCGATGATCTAAGCAACGCCTATACGCCTTTGCTTGGCACTGGCGGTATTCCTGACGGTACTGGACATTCTTTCTACGCTTTTTGTCTGGCAAGTTCTCCGGGCGGAAGTCGAACCATTACTCTATCGAACGTGACGAACTACGGCGGAATAGTAGAGCTCGAGCACAGCAGCGGATCATGCACGCTGGATGGTACTCCCGTTGTAACCGGCGGGACAGGCACGGCATTGTCTAGCGGCTCCGTCACGGCATCGGCACAACCGGACACGCAGATTTGCGCGTTTTATAACTCTGGCGGCGGTGATCCAGGCATTACTTGGACTAATGGTGCAACCACACGGTTATCCGTAGACGATAACTACCTTGTGGTGGGTGATCAACTAATAAGCAGCAACGGGTCAAAGGGGTGTACCGGAACCCTTAGTTGGAGTACTGGATGGTCTGCACTCAACTTGCTGTTGGAGCATCAATAACATGAGGCGACTATTTCAACTCGCTTGTGTTCTCCTGCTGGCAGCCCGCTTGTCTTTCGCTTTACCAGCGGGCTGCGGGACTGGAACCGATCAAAGCACTTGCGGCAACGTAGGTGGCAGTTTCTCGACCGTCGGGCAAACACCGCTCTCGGCCTGCAACCTCTCACTTGGAGCAGGAAGTTACTATCTCACGCAAGACGTGACTGCCACCCCCTATAGCACGAACACGGCAGCACAGTCGGCTTGTTTTAGTTTGGCCGGTACAGGGATCACGCTGAACCTGAACGGTCACACGGTCACTGGCGGCATCTACGCCAACAGCACCGCCCAGGATGCAGAAATTTATAACGGCTCCGTGACCCACGACATAGGGTACGACCAACAGATCGCCGCTGGCATGTACTCTTATGCGGGAATTTACTTCACGGGTTTGGGTTGCCCCGCGTCGTCTCCGCTTCGGTTGCACCACCTAACCGTCACCTCTGGCGTGGACGCTGATTTCAATTTGTTCGTGAGTTCGGGACCACCGGCAAGTCAGTGCTCAGTGAACCCGACAGTCCAAATTTACAACATCACCTCAACCGCCCCGGCGAACACCACCAGTTCCAGAACGGCAAACTTTTACCTGTTGGGCAGCAGCGCGGGTTACGATCCGTTTGAGGTCTACTACAACAACCTGACCTGTCCGGCAACGTCTTCAAGCTGCCAAGGAATAGCGCTCTACAACATCGCCAACAGCCTCGTCCACAACAACTACATCAATCTGGTCGCCAACACTCTACTTCCCGAGAGCAGCTATCCAAATAACAGCTTTGGTCGCGGTATCATCTTGGATGGGGGAGAAGCTGTTAGCGGTACGTACACTTCGCCATTGAATGTAATAGGCAGCGCAGGAGCGCAGGCATATAACAACACGGTCATTGCCAATAACAATCGTTGCTTCCGCACCCGCAACTCCATCAACACGACCTGGAACAATAACCAGTGCTTATCTGTGCTCGACCCAAGTAATAGTACGAATGCCCATTGCTTCCACATCGGCGACCCGGACAACGGAGATAACGACCTGCAAGGCTTAACCGTAACCAATAATCAGTGTGACCTGGGGCCAGGAAGGTCTGGCATTTATTTCCTTCGCGCCTGGTCATCGACGAACGGTATTCTCTTTTCAGGCAACACCTACACCTGCAATGCGGGTGGCTGCACTGGCGCTTGGGGCGGTGGAGCTGTACAGCCGCAAGGCAACGGGACACGCTCGATTATTACCCTGAATAATGAGAACGCATCGGCAATCCCTGGGCAAGCTGGCACTGGTGACAAGTTCACCGCGCAAAACGAGCGCACTGCGGCCACTAGCGGAAACTTAGTGAATGATACCGTGAGCCTCACCTATTGCAATGTGGGAACGGTCGGGATTGATAGCTCGCTTCTTGGGCTTACTCCGACAATCACACAGAGCTGCGGTGGATCGACCTACACCCTAAGCACGGCTACGGCTGGCACCGGATCAGGCACAGTGTCATGCTCGCCATCTGGGAGCGGTATAAGCAGCGGCACGGCATACTCCTGCACAGTATCAGCGTCGGGCGGTTCGACCCTGGCGACCGTAAGCGGTTGCGGCGGTTCGGGCACGACAACTTTCACGGGCAACATGCCAGCGAGCAACTGCACAGTAACCGCAACGTTTAACCCGAGTGGTTCAATGCCTCCCCCGAATCGTGGGAGCAACAATCGGGCAGGGGTTTACAGGTAACGAGATTACGGTACTAGCGAACGCAGCTTGCACTTTAGAGCAGGTGAACTAACATGAAAAAGATTTTAGCAATCTCGCTTCTTTTACTTATCTCGTGTGTCGCTCAGGCGCAGAAAAACGTCAGCAGCCTTCCGGCGCAAACGGTAACAGCGACCGCTCCCACATCAAACGGCTGCCCATCAGCCTGCGCCCTTACTGGCACCGAGTGGTCTTATCAATCGTGTTCAGAAGCCGGAACCTGTTCGAATGGAGTACCTGGTCCTAGTCCGTCAGGATACACATACACCACATGGCCGAACTATAACGTCGATGGCAAACCAGCAGCGGCCCGCGCGATGGAGTGGCTAACCTATTTGCACGGACAAACGGGCGAACTCTACTATGCTGCTGATGTCTGCAACACTCCTTCTTACAACCCCTATTGCGTCCCGTCTGGCGTGACGTGGAACCCCTGGAATGGGATTTACTATTCTGGCGGTTGGGGTGATGGAACACTCGTTTATCCAGGGTGCGTAGGCAGCAGTAATAGCAGTGCAGTGTGTTACATGGGCTCCGGTGTAACCACGCCGCTCATTCTTCCCAGTGTGCGTCTCAAGTTAATCCGCGACGGAGTACAGGATTACGAATATCTGAATGTCTTGAAGAACAACGGAAAAAGCTCTTTGGTCTCAGCGCAAATTTCAAGTTGGATCACAAACTCCTACACGTTTGAAACCAGTGGAACGGGCTTGCAGTCGGCCCGCACGGCACTGGGAAATGCGATGCACGCGCTGAGTTATTCAGGTGGCGGTTCTGGCGGTACGGTGCTCTACGGGGTTGGCAAGGGCGTGTTTAGGTAGGGACTGTCGTTAACAGCACCACGATTTCCAACTACATCACCGGGGGCAAATGGGTGGGGAACTGGTTTTAGGCAGGTAACGAGGTTGTATAAAATAGTATAGGCACCGGTGTTTTGTCAAGAAAAAATTAATAAATTTTTTGTCTGCTGTATTGAATGGTATCAATAGTTGGATTACTATTTATACCAAAGTAAATGCAACAGTCTTTTGCCACACTGTCAGGCAGGCCAGCCGAGTTGTGGCACTGCCCCCGCCGAGAGTGATTGCCTTCGGCGGTGTGGTAGATTTTTGGAGGAAAATGGAACAAGAACAGTATCAAGAGATGATGAAAAACCAAGGCACTCGCAAGCAAGATGCGCCTCCTTGGGAAACATATGCTGCCAGTTTTGAGGAGAAACTTGATCCACAATTAGAAGGTGAGATTGAGCGATATGCTGAACATGTTCACGAACACAGCAGCCAGCAAAATGAAGAAGAATTGTGTAGACAGCAAGAATTGACAGCCGAAGTGGTTAAAGATTATCGCTGGCTTGATCCTGCTGATTATGCCGATGAAGAGGCTAGAAAAGGCAAGGTTATGCACTCTAGCGAGTTTATCAAAAAACTGCGAGAAGAGTGCAACTTGAATTGCTGGTATCGTCAACATCCACATCCAGATAAATTAACACTTCTTGTACAACGCAAAGACAAAAATGCGTACCCCGAAGTGGCATGTTGGGTACAAAACGGATATACGACTGAGTTTACCATAATGCGGTTCGATGAGCGCGGCATTCCTTTGAATGAAAAATATCGAGGATGGCGTACTTGTTTGATGCAAATACTGCTGAAAGGATTTCTTTCTGAGGCGGTCATCGAAAGAGTATTCGGTAAAGCCACAGGTCCAGCAGCTTTTAAATACAATTCATTGTTTTATGAAGCGCGGAATAAAATGGTAACGGCTGTTTAAAGGAGAAGGAAATGGCAGAAAATCTTATGAAAATTGTAGAACCTAGTGATGCAGAAATGAAGAAAGCTGAGTTAGAACTAAAACAGCTTGAAATCAAAGCAAAGAAGGCAGAACTTCAGGATTTGGAAGAGCGTCTTCAAGAACGAGAATTAAAGCGCGACAATAAACGTCAGCGTAGTACTACAAATGGACAGACTCTTGCACAGATTAAGCGCGGATTCGAGGCAACTCAGGCTCGCTGCAACCACAAAAAGGGTGGCAATGGCGCTGAAGGCATTATAGGTGGACAGGGAGATGACTCTCAGTTCTGCGTGCTGAAGCATATCATGCCTTGGGGAGACACCTGGGTTCGCTGTCTGCGTTGTGGTCAGACTTGGAAACCGCCCATTAAAGAACAGTTTATGTTCAACGAAAAGGGCGTGGTTGTTCCTAACGGCAAGTTTAATGAAGCGTCCTTTAATAAAGCAGTTTCCGATTATCAAACCGCACTTCAGTTCCAGACTAGAAATGTTACGAGCGGCAGTATTCAATACAGATATAGTGACGGAGGCGACGATGCTCGTTTGAAAATGGCTGACGTGAACTTGCGGTAATTATTCGGCCATGATTAATGTCATGGCCTGCTTTTTTTTGTGTCTAAGGAGATAATGTGCCCAACAGTACAATACCATTGCAGCAAATCGTAGACGATGCCAACTCATTTGGTGATCTAGCGCCGGCTTTAGCCACAGGCGGTTATTCCGATCTTCCAGCATTGAGTGTGGCAAATGATGTTATGGCCGATATGCTGTTCGGGGGTCCAGACGGCCAGCCTTTTAATTGGAAGTGGAATCGCTTTAATGTGACTCCATTTACTACCATTACCTTGCAGCAAGATTATTTTGTACCCGGTGTGGTCAATGTTTCTTGGTTAGAGTACGCATGGGCATCGAACATCAATAGCACTTCAATTCCAAAAGAGAAGGTCGATCTAGAAGTTCGACGTGATCTTCTGGTAACTTATTCGCAAACCGGTTATCCAGACAAGATTTGCTGGATTCCTAACGATCAGGCTATTTCAGGAACATGGGGACAAACTGCATTAGTGAGTGACTCTGGTTTGACTAATCCCGGTCCCGGTGTTGTATATATAAATCCGATTAATCAGATTACACAGCCAAACAATCCAACGACTTGCATTAAAGACCCTAATGGTAATCTTTGGTGTTTGACCACGTTTGGTGTCTGTGGTTCAGTGCAACCGACATGGCCGACCACTCCGGTCTATCCTACATTTAACAGTCAACACATAGTTGCCACTACAGTTGCAGACGGTTCTTGCGTATGGACTGCAATCAACCCAAAGGGTCAGGCATTTAGACTCAATCCTACGCCTCCGCAAACAGGAGTGGTATGGATGATAAACGTAGTCTCACAGATGCGAGCACCAACATTTCTTAATTTAGCGCAGACGCTTGAGCCCATTCCTGATGATTATGTAACATTTTTTAAGCAAGGATTTTATGCTCAATGCTTCCGTAGAAGTCCCGATCCTAAAGTAAGAACAAAGTTTAAAGAAGAATACGCATTATGGTTAAAAGCATTAGATAATTCGCTAAGATCAGGCCAGCGCGAGATGGATGATTTTGGATTCTACCCCAGTCAGTCCATCATGGACGTTGGTTGGGCCGGATACCAGATAACACCCGCTCGTCCTTATGGCCCCTTCTAATTAAACGGTTTAGAATGAAGAACTTATGTAACTTAGGTCATGTATTGGTTGAAGAAAATATTTACCGGTATAAACGCAACGGTAACGACAAATATTACTGTAAACAATGTCATGCAATCGCGGCAATGAAGTCGTATAGGATTAAAAACCCTGAGATTAAGAAAACTGGCGGCATTCCGCGTCAATTTTGTAAGCACGGTCACGAATTAGTCGGCAACAACATCATTCCGTTATTTACAAAAAATGGCAAAAAGAATGGTAGGAGATGCCGGATATGTAATCGTATAGATGGTTTAAAATACAACAAAAGACACCCAGAGTTACGAGCAAGAGGAAAAATGAATCGACAGAATAGAATCCTTTATGGGCTGGATGAAGACAGCCGTGACGCTCTGTTGGCCTCCCAGAGTAACCGTTGCGCTGTTTGTGGCACCGGCGGGTGTGATTGGGGGCAAGGATTTAACAATACTTGGCACATTGACCACGACCATACTAAACCGGGTACTCACAGGGGCATACTTTGCGCCAAGTGCAGTCTGTTGTTAGGAAAGCTGGAAGATGACAAGAAGTATATTCAAAAATTTTTGGACTATTTGAATAAATGGGAGACATAGTTGTGAAAAGTCTATCTGTATTTTTACTGTCATTGATTATTTGTTGTACCGCGTGTAATCCTACTAAAATAGCTATTAATACATCGCATCGTATAGAAATTACTGAAGGGTACGGCACTAAAATCTGTTCTGCTACGGCTGTGGGCAAGCATACTTTACTGACTGCAACACATTGTGATTCAGAAAATAATGTTGTAATTATAGACGGTGAATCTACAATAATAATTGAGAAAGTGTTTGACCACTATGACCATGAATTGATGATTGTAAAAACAGAATTTAAACATTTTGCTAGATTTTCTAATGAAAAAGCCAGAATTGGGCAGCATGTATGGATTTGTGGTAATCCCAAAGGTCTTCCTAATATAGTAAGGGAAGGCACTTTTGCAGGAAGTATTTCCGAAACTGACCCTGCACCCGGAATACTCAATGGTGTATATGATATATATCTATATGATCTTAATAGCACTAATGGTGATTCTGGGTCAGCCATTTTTAATAGTTTTGGAGAAATTGTGGATGTAGACAGCATTAGTTATGTATACAACAGCTTTCATTTAGCCGGTGCGTTTGCGTTGCACTTCAATAAAAATGATTTATCGAAAATAAAGTAAAGTAATTATGATAACTCCGAGTTTAACAATTACAGCCAATATTCAGTCCATATTCGGTGCCAATTATCCAAAAGGAACACCTGTTTTTCAGTTAGAAAACTATGGATCAAGTGTTCCAAGAGTCATAAGCACTGGATTCGTGGTTTCGCCTAGAGTAACTGCAACTGCCGATATAAATGGTCTGATTTCTACTTTGATTTGGGGCAACGATCTTATTGCCCCAAGCGGTACATACTATTTAGTAACATTTATGTCTGACAAGAATTTGCAGACAGCACAGTGCCGATACAGCTTGGTTGGTTCTGGTACGGTTGATTTATCGACCTTAACACCATTTTAGAGGAAAAAATATGAGCAGCCCCACAATTATTATAACTGGAAATCTGGAAAATATCTTTGGTGTGCTTTACCCTAATGATAAGATAATTTTTTCCCTTGAGAATTATGGGTTAAATGTTCCGAGAGTGTCTGGCACCGGATTTTTGGTTGAAACCGTACAATCCGTTACCGCCAACGGTTCGGGCGCTTTTAGCACCGCATTATGGGGAAATGATGTAATTACACCGTCTGGTACATACTATTTGGTTACGTTTGTTTCTGACGCAGGACTTCAAATAGCTCAGATTCCATACATTCTGAATGGCACAGGGACATTCGATTTGAGCGCAGTTGCGCCTATGATTTCTACACCAAATCCTTATTTGCCTAACTATATAGTCTCCAATCCGCCAAGTTCTGCGGTACAAACTATTTATGGATCATTAGTTGTCACTGGGGGCATTACTAGCGATGTACCTTTTTCTAGTATACTAAGTGGTACTAGTACAGCTACAATGTATGTTGGTTCGTTAGGCAGTTTGTCTGCAAGTGGATCAGGCAGTATTATTGCTACATCTGCACCTTATGCCGGGTTAACGGGTACAGTTCCTACATGGAATCAAAGTACAACTGGAACAGCATCTAATATATCGACTACTGGTATTCCTAATTATGTCTATGCTACGAATACAAGCGGAGTTACGGCAGCAGTTCCGACTCTTAGGGCGCTAGTAGCAGCCGATTTACCGAGTAGTATCACTAGTAATACCAGCGGAAATGCTACTACTGCTACTTCTGCAACTACAGCAGGAAATTTGAGCGGTACTCCAGCATTGCCTAATGGTACTACAGCTACTACTCAGAGTGTTAATAATAATACTACAGATTTAGCAACTACAGCTTTTGTTTTAGGTCAAGCTGGAACTTCAAATCCTGTAATGGACGGTTCGGTGGCCGTAGGTGTGTCTACCCTATATTCCCGTCAAGATCACGTTCATGCTAGCGACACCAGCCGTGCACCGCTGGCTAATCCGACTTTTACGGGAACGCTGGCAGCACCAACTATTAATGCTAGTTCTATTTTGCAGATCGGTGGGGCAAATATAAACACTATTTATGCTCCTATCGCCAATCCGACATTTACTGGAATAGTAACTACACCCACCATCAATGTTACTAGTGCTATAGAGATTAGTGGGGGGGTTGGAACAAACGGTCAGATATTGACTTCTAATGGAACCACTACTTCATGGGCTGCCCCTGCTAGTGGGGGGAACGTGATTGGTCCTGCCAGTTCTGTGTCTGGCAACATTGCATCATTTAACAATACAATAGGCACTTTACTTGAAGATTCTGGACTTTCTCTCGCCAGCGTGAATGGATTTCGGAACAGACTGATAAATGGCAATTTTGTTATAAATCAACGTGTTTATGTGTCAGGTACAGCCACTTCTGCCGGTGTGTATATGCACGATAGATGGAAGGCTGGCGCTGGTGGTGGAACTTACACCTTTACTCAGACTAAAGGTGATACAACCATTACTATTACTGCTGGCACAATACAACAGGTTATTGAAGATTTGAATCTGCCCGAAGGCGGAACTTATACTCTTTCATGGGCAGGTACCGCACAGGGACGTGTTGGTGCTGGAAGTTATGCGGCCAGTCCAATTACTGTAACTGGATTGACGGCTGCCACTAGTGCGACTGTTGAATTCAATGCAGGCACTCTCGGTAAAACTCAGTTTGAGGTGGGTTCTGTAGCTACTCCGTTTGAGCGCAGAGATTATGGTAGAGAGTTGGTTATGTGTCAGCGGTATTACCAGAAGTTAGGTGGTTCCGTAGTTTACGACATATTAGTCGCCGGATACAACGAGACAGGTACTAATCTAACTACCAATCTTAGTTTGCCAGTGACAATGCGTACATCACCAACTGCCGTTGTAGTAGGCACGTGGGGGGCATCTAATTGTTCTCAACCTAATGTTGCAGGAGCCGGAACATCGACTATTGGTATGACAACAGTGGTTACAGTCAGTAATCCGGCGCAATGGTGGACTACTGGTACATCAACCTATGTAACATTGTCAGCGGAGTTATAAGGATAAACAATGCCTAATGCAACAAATACACTAAACAAAACGATGACATGGGCGAGTTTCTTTAATAGAGGCAGGCCGTGTGCTTTAGTTGGCAATGAACCAGCTTTGACTTCAGCTAATTGTGTGATACAGGCAATTTTAGGTCCACCTTTTGAGTGGCGCTGGAATAGAAACCAATATCAGTTTACTTGTCTTAGTCCGGCCGCCGTATGGACTGCAGGTACAGCATACCCATTGGGTTATAGTTTTAAAGACCCGAATGGTAACATGCAGACAGTAACATCTATAGGTTCTACACCATTTCAGAGTGGCGGCACTCAACCGACTTGGGGCACCAATCTAGCCAACATGAGCACTACTAGCGACGGAAACTTGACATGGACTGTTGGTGATATACAGACGTACATTATTAGTTGTCCTGATTTTGCATGGATAGAGCACGCTTCTGTTCAAGATATTACATTGACTCCTCCTAAATGGTATGATATGCAGCCGGAAATGTCCTTGTCGTTAGATTCATCTACGGCAAGACCGCGCTTCATTTCAGCTCATTATGATGATGGAAACGGTAATATTGGCTTTACAATGACTCCAGTTCCTAATCAGGCATATCCGGTAACAATTCACATTCAGAAAAAGTCCCCTGTATTTTCTGATATTTTACAAACATGGGCACCGATACCAGACGAACTTTCGTATATATACAACTGGGGATTCTTGACAATGATGTGGTTATTTGCCGATGATCCGCGTTGGCAAATGGCTAATGCAAAGTTTGTGGCACATTTGTTGGGAGCTAACGAAGGATTGGATGAAACAGCACGTTCCATTTTTCTTCAAAACTGGAGTAACATTTCCGGCGAACAACAGGCTAATCTTAAGCAAGGAATGCAAGTACGTTCTAACCAATAGGAGCATAATATGTCAGATGTAGCACTTTTAGCAGCATTAGGCAATCAGCCCACAAAACCCACAAAATACACTCCGTTGACTGTACGAACTCAGTTTACTGGACTGTATACTAATAGAAACGTGCTGTGTGGTCCGGGCGCTCGTCCTGACATTAAGTTTTATGGTGGACACCCGGACACTCTTATTGGCGGTTACAACGTAGAGATTACCAACAAGACTACACTAGTTCGCCGTCCGGGGTATACAAGTTTCATAAAAAACTCGATAGTTGATCCTGGTATTCTTGCGGTTCCAGTTATTGCTTCAGCTTCTACGATTAATAGCGGCGGATCATTGCTTGGAAATACAACATATTACTATAGAGTGGCAGCTATTAATGCTTCTGGAACTACCTTAGCTTCAACTGAGTATTCACAACATACAGCTACAGGTAACGATTTGAATACTGCCACAATCAATTGGGGAGCAGTTATTGGCGCGACTGGATATAATATCTACGGCAGAACTACCGGTGGTGAGCAACTGCTTACTTCGATTCCGCTTGCGTCTACAACTCAAACGTTTACTGATAGTGGCAGTGTTATTCCTTTCGGTGTATTGCCATCAACTGCATCCTTGTCATTGCCTAGTCCAGCCATGTCATTTTATTCTTGGCACGGTTTGAATAACTCGGTACTTCTATTTGCCGATACAGCTACCAACATAAACGTGGTCAATCCAAACGCAATAACACCGATCTTTACAAAGACAGCAGGAGCAGGTCAAGCATTTTATCAAGAAGTTGGCAACCTTATTTATATAGGCGACGGAAAAGATCAGATAATTTTTAATGGAACAACAGTATCGAATTGGGGCATAGCAGGACCAGACGTATTGTTTCCTAATACTCCTCCGATTCTTTCGTTTGCAGCAGGTACTGCTAATACCTACCAACCTACCGGTTGGTCATATGTATATGCTTATGCGACTGAGGTTCCGGGTGATCCGGGCTATTTTAGTGTTAGCAATGCCAGCGCTGCTGCAAACACAGGTCCACGACTTCTGTTTAAAACAGGCTTGACTGGATTTTGTACTACTGACCCACAAGTCACCACCATTTTGATTTTCAGGACGACTGATGGCGGTGCGACATATCTTTATGACGCATCAGTGCCAAACTCAACTGTTCCGGGAGCACAATGGACTTATCAGTGGGATGAATTGCCTGATACATCGTTAAATGCTTTTATTGTGGCTCCTTTGGCTGGTGGAAATTCTCCGCCGCCGGGAGGTCTAATTAATTTGGAATACTGGGCAGGTCGTTTGTGGGGTACTATAGGAAACTATGTATACTATGCAGCAGGACCGGATACCACTACAGGTGACGGTCAGGCTTCATGGCCTGCATTAAACTACTTTCAAGTGCCTTCAAGAATCAATAAGTTGATACCATATAGTCAAGGGTTGATTGTGTGGACTGCTGATGATGTATACATTGTTCAGGGAAATATATCTGCGATAGGAGCGCAGTTTGTTAGTGGAACTATATTTAACTGCACTATATTTCAGCCCGGAATGGGATTGTCATCATACAATGCAGCAGATGTTTTTGGTAGCAATATTTACGCTTATACTACCGACAAACGGTTATTACAGATAACACCATCTGCCAGTGTATCGGATTTGGGATTTCCTGTGTCTAATCTTTGGGGTAGTGTTGTTCCATCGAATGTCTTCGTCTCTTATTATGCCTTTGGTACACAAGATCAAGCATTGTTTTTTGATGACGGTCTTGGTAATACTTGGAGATGCAATCCAGTACAAATGCCAGAAAGCGGTATTTGTTGGTCACCACCAGCAGTGGTTGCAGGTGGTGTAGGAGCTATGAAGGCAGTTGAGACATCATACGGTGTCATTCAATTGTTGATTGGGTCTGGTAACAATATTTTGTACAGAGATTGGACATCAAATCTGGACAACGGAAGTACCTATTTGGCTAGTGCAACATGGGGAAGTTTTACATTGGCACAACCCGGTCAACTGGCAGATGTAGATTCTATCGTTGTTGAATCAAAGGCTATAGGTGCTGTGCCATTAGTTTCAGTACTATTAGATGAAATATCTGGTCCATTTACTTATTTGCCTCAATTTGTTCCCGATCCTCCTAACTTACCAACCAGCATGTCGTTGTATAGTTATCGCTGGTACTTGTTACAAAGTAGTCAAGCAACGGTGTTGAGACACATGCAGCTTCAACTTAACTTCATTGCCGAAAACTATCCTAATGAGATTTTAGGTTTTAGTATTTATGGATCAACAATTCCAGAGTAAAGATTGAATAAAGGAAAAATATGAGTAGTGTTCCAACAGTAAGTCAAATACCAAATTCAGTTTTGGATACAATAACACAAACGAATATAACCAATTTGTCTGCTTCTGTTCCAACTGAAGCTGCTTGGCAAACACCACTAGCTGCTCCAACCACTATTGTATCGCCTACTCAAGCAGTAAGCAATACAATAGTGGTTCCCGGCACTGGCGGTACTAGTGGTGGTGGTGGCAGTCCTAGCGGTATACCAGCATATGTCACTTCTGTGGCGGCTGCAGAGTCTCCTTATAAGAACAAGAATGGACAGATGTTTACAGCGGTATCTGTTAGTTTTGATCCTCCTGTTGATGTAAATTGGTCTGGAATACAGATATGGTTTTCCGGGTATAACGGAAATCCCTATCCTCAATTGATGACTACAGGGCACATTTCTCCTGTTAGTTTTTTGGTGGAAACCACAAAAGAAACGGTATTAATTACCGTTAACTCGGTTTCTCCATCAGGAGTATTTCCATTATTTGCTACTGCACCGACTACTACACTTACTATAAATGGTGTGCTTTCCAATCCGTCGCCTCCATCAATTGCAAATTCGTTAAGTGTTACACCAACTGGTTATCAATTTCAGTTTAATTATATAGCCGGTTTAGCAGCAGATGTTATAATGGGATATAACATATACAAAAACTCAAGTAACTCATTTCCCGGAACAGCAGGATTTCTAAAGGCTGTGTCACAACCTTCCAACCTAACAGCCGATCCATCAGCTACCGGTATATATACATATCAAGAGACGGTGCCATTAGGATCAGTTGATTACTATTGGGTGACATCTGTAAATCAGATAGGACTGGAGAGCACTCCTGAGTTTGCTGGAGATGCTACAGCTATTACTCCTATTTATGCCAACGGTAATTTGCAGTTAAAGAATATCCTGACTGCCAACCAAGGTGTGGCGAATCTTTCTTTTCCGCCGTCTTCAACACCAGCACAGTTAGGTACTAATACGATCACAGCTACCTTTAAAGGCAATCCAGTACTTATTACATTTCACGCTAATGTTGTTTTGGCAACTACAGGTAGTGCATTATTATCTGGTGGTGCATTTTTTCTGTTTAGAGACGGTTCTTTGGTAAGTGGTAATGCCACCTGTACCTGTGAAGCCAAAACTGGCACTGGTACTTCATTAACGTTATTCACTACATCATCACTTTCTTATTTGGATAATCCAACAGCAGGATCGCATAACTATCAAATTATTGCCGCAGCAGCTTCAACTTTCGATCAAGGCCTTGTAAACTGGAGTGAGTTTCAAATTATAGAGTTAGGTTAAATATGATAATGAGAGATTTTAAAGACGAAGATAAAACTTTATTGTGTGAATGGATGCTGGCTGATGACGATCATAAAGAGTTAAAGCCTGACGACTGGATTTCTAAGAAGCTTTTGGTGTTTGAAGACGAAGATGGTGTGGCCGCGTTTGTTCGCATAAATCCGGTCGCTCGCATAGACTTACAAATGGACACCAAAAAGACACTTAGAAATGCAAAGATTATCAGCAAAGGTTTTCCGATGTTGGAGGGGTTTCTGTCTACTGCTGGTTGTTTGAAAATAGAATTTGATTCCAAGGTAAAATCGTTGGTCGCTTTCTTTACCAACAAACGACTAGGATTTAGACACGAGCCAAATCTTTATGAAAAGGTTTTACCGAGAGTGGGGAAATAACATGTGTGGAGCTAGTTCAGAACAAAAGCAATTAGAAAAAGAACAGGCAGATTTCTATGCTCAGACCACAGCACAGGCCGCTGAAGTATTTGGAAAGGCCAATGCAGTGTTTGGCGAGATTACTGCTGCCACTGCTCCCATTGTGGCTGCCGGTCCATCGCAGGAAGGCTATTCGGCAGAAGAAAAGCAGGTTCTTAATTCACAAGCAATCAGCAGCACTGCCGGTAGCTATGATAATCTTAGTAAAGCATTGAATGCAAAAATAGCCGCCAACGGCGGTGGATCAAGTGTGTCAAGTGGTGCAGAATTACAGCAAAGAGAACAACTAGGTGTTTCTGCTGCTAACCAGTTGTCAAACCAAGAGTTAGGCATTACATCAGCAAGTTACGATCAAGGTAATAAAAATTATAACTCTGCTCTAACTGCTTTGGAGTTAGCACCCGGTGTGTTTAACACCACCGCTAATGTAAACAATGCAGCTACCGGAGCAGGCAGTGCGGCTAGTACTTCAGCCAACAACATTACCAATGCAAACAATTCTTGGGTATCTTCGGTTACCGGTGCTCTTGGTGGAATTGCTGGAAATGCAATCACTCAGGTAGGACAGAATTGGGGAACCTGTTGGATTGCAGAAGCGATATATGGAACTTACTCACCGGATACTTATATGATGCGCTATTGGCTGAATAAGGTGTGGGTTGAGGAGAGTCTATTCGGTCGTGCAATTATGCGGCTTTATACTTTGGTAGGCAGAGATGTAGCACCGTTGGTATACAAGTATAAAATAGTGCGTGGATTGTTAAAACCGATATTTGATTTTGGTTTACGTAAAGCTAAGTTATACTTTAAAGCAAATTTTAAGGTAGGTAAGGATTAATTATGGCACTCGACGCTCCTAACGAACAACCGAACGATCAGATACAGCCGCAGGCTAGTATGCCTGTGTCTAGTACGCCTGTAGACAGTTCTTCGTCTGCATCTGGCACGACTCAGCCGCCAGCACAATCTATGGGACAGCCAGCGGCTCAACCGCCAGCACAATCGGCAGCACAGCCGAATGATGTCCAAAAAACTATGCAGTCGGCTGACAATGACGTTCAAAAAACGATGCAATCGAATGACAATGGCATTGATAAGAGTGGCACCGGTGCCGGTCCGAGTCAGTCACATCAGCCGCACGATATTTTTAGGAGCATAATGGGCGCGTTAGCTGGCCCAAAATATACCTACAATTTGAACGCTGATACAGGCAAGATGGAAAGGACTCAGGTTCAACAGACTAAATCACAACTTGCCAACTCCATTGTTGCTGGCGCATTGACAGGTTTATTTGCTGGTGCTGGTCAGCGTGGTCCGGGAGCAGGCGCTCGCGGGTTGGCTGCTGGCGGTCAGGCCGGCATGGCTCATGCAAAAGAAATAGATCAAAGCCAACAGCAACGAGCGAAAGATGATTTTGCTCGTCAGGCATCTATCACTAAAAATAACCTTGATTTATATACCAACCAGTTGAAGGCAAACAAATTGGGCATGGAACACCAACAGTCGATGGTAGACATGTATACATCTTTGCACACAGCTTTGCAGAGTATTAATGGTGTTCAGGATTATGCCACTGCTAGTGAACTGCCAAGCAAATTAGCGCAATATCATGTAACAAAAGATGGTGCTATCCCCATTGGAATTGTGCCAAAAATTGGTGATGATGGAATGCCATTAATGCAAAATGGTGTAGAACAATACGAATTTAAATACGCCATTATTGATCCAAGCAAAGTGGTTGACTTCCCGCAAGATGTAAAAGATTTGTTGGCTAAGTATAAAGTGCAAGGTTACGTCGATAAAGACGGAAAGATGTTAAACTTGCCCAAAGACTATCAGGAACGTGCTTATCGAATTATAGCTGGTATCAATGAAGTAGCTGGTTATAAGAATATGCAAAAAGACTTGGATGGTTATGCAACAGGAAAATCTGCCACAAAGACTGAGGTAGTTGGGGCAGGAGCAGCAAAACCTGCGACTGAGATAAAGAAAACAAACTTTACGCTTCCGACAAATATTACTGACGCTACTCAGACAGCAGCTACAAAGTATGATGTTCCTGTCAGTCTAGTAAATGCTGTATTGCACACTGAATCAAAGGGAAATCCTAATGCGTTAAGTCCAAAGGGTGCTCAAGGATTGATGCAATTAATGCCAGCAACCGCCAAGAAGTATGGAGTTACTGATGCATTTGATCCTGCACAGAACATAGATGCTGGTACGCATTTACTGTCCGATTTGTTGAAGGCATACAAAGGAGATACTACAAAGGCTATAGCTGCCTACAATGCTGGTGAACCTGCGGTAAACAAGGCCGGAGGAGTGCCTAATTATCCTGAAACTAAGAAGTACGTCAACGATGTACACAACAAGGCTGGAATGCCTACTGAACAGCAGCAACAGGATCAAAAGGAATCAGGCGAACTACCTCAACCTACTATGAAACCTGTTGATGTAATGGACGCAGCAGGTTCCGGACGTATAACCAAAGCTGATGTAGGCGTGTACAATCGTTTGCCCGGTGGAATGAATGGATTTTTGGACGGCAAAGGCAACGAACCATCTTCTATTGACAAAATGTTGGACCAACAGGCAAAGAGCGGTAAAGTCACTTTCGACCCGCAATCAGGAAACCGATTGAAGAGTCTGCTGCAAAGTCCAGACGGCAAATTACAAGGACAATCCTTCATCAACGATTACAGAGAAAAACTGCGTTTGGCTGAACTGCATAACACGGAGCAGACAAAGGCTGACGCGGCAGTTGGTAAAACAGAGCGTCTGAAGGAACAGTCTAGAGAGGATACAATCCGAAACAATGACGACCTAATTACACAACTGTCCGGTGTTGACAAAAACGGAAATAAAGTGCCGGGTGGACCGTCAATGGTTGATTTGAAGCATGTCACCAGTCTTCGTAATGAAGCCAGTAGACAAGCTTTGGAGCAAGAAGCCCACAAGCGTAATCCTGACTTTAATCCAGAAGAAGTTGAATCTAAGGTTCGTTTGTTTGAAAACTTTGCCGGTAGTGGCAGATCGAACACCACTAGTCAGGGAGCAGCCATTAAAAATGCCAACACGTCTCTTGGTCACATGGCTGGCGCATTGACCGCTTTGGATAAACTTAAAGCAAGCAGCGGCATTGATCTTAATAGTTCTGAATACAGCAACAAGACTATGGCATGGTTGAACGATAAATTTGGAACCAATACAGACTGGAATGCATTTAAAGTTGCCATGCAGACGGCTTCTACCGATTGGCAGAACTTGTTGAACAATCAGCACGCTTTGACAGATGACGCTAGAAAGATGGCAGCACAGGTATCTCAGGATACATCACCATGGCAAAACGTTTATTCTTCAATTCAAGAAATGGCACATACGGCTGCTGTTCGTATTGTTCCGTTGAATGAAGAATGGAAGCAATCATTCAATGAAGATTTCCATAATCTAATTTATCCAGATACCGTAAAGGCCATTCAGAAAATTAACAATCCTTATGTAAACGAATTGTTAGGAAACATGAAGAGTGGCGGCAGCATTACAGGTAGTGCTTCTGGCGCAGGTAAGGGTGGAAAGACTGTCAATGAACTAACGGGAAAGACACAGGCACCTTCTGTGGAATTACCCAACGATCTTCCTGATCCTAAGACAATACAAGGCAACGCTTTGTATAAAAATGGAGCATTAATTGCAGTTAAGAATCCTCAGACCGGACAATGGGCACACCCCAACGATCTTGGTGTGGGAGCGACAAAATAAGGACAAATAATGGCAGGCAATGACTATACATCAGGTAATGTTAGCTTTCCGGGGCAGACTCCAACTTCTACACCTGCTCCTGAAGATCAATCTCAGGCGGGCAATGGTGCGTCTAGTTCTGGCTATACTAGCGGCAATGTCGAGATTCCACAAAACGGAATGAAGGCTATTCCTGCCGGTCCTTTAAGTGGTTCAGATGCAGCCACTAACCAAGCGGGGGCTACCAGAGTAGCCGGTGGTTTGCTTGGCGCGGCTACTGGATACATGAAGGGCATTGGATCAACTATTTCAGGAATTGCTAGGTCTGCTGTAAATGCGGTGCCTACTAATACCAAACAAATGTTGCCGTCCGAATATTCCGGCATCAATCCTGAAGATTCACCCACCGGCTCTGAGATGCGAGATGCACAAGGCCAACTTCAAACCGATCTTACGCCTAAAGGTACTGCAGAAAGTATAGGATATGCTGGCGAAAGTTTGACAGAATTTATTCTTGGTGATCCTGCTTTGGCTGGGTTAGCTACCGGAGCTAAGTTAATGAAGGCTGCTAAAATTGCTCAGACTCTTGAACTATCTCCACGCATTGTAAATGCGTTGAAGTATGGAACAGAGATGGTAGCAAAGCATCCTGAAGCTGCTAATGTGGTCGGCAACGCCGTTCGTCAAGGCGCAGTACAGGCAGGTCAGACTAAAGTTAAAACTGGTGACACCGGTCAGGCTTTGAAAGAGGGCGGTGCAATGGCTGCTCTTTCTGGCACGGTTGGTGCGGCTGGTGCGGCTATTAAAGGCGGTTTGGCTGCTGGTGCAAAAGCCGGTAAGACTCTTGATGAGTTAGCTAAAGTTGCAAAGACAGCGCCGGAAAAGACTGAAGTTGTCGGTGCAGTCAGAAGTGAGATTGAAGCCAAACGATTGCAGATGCATACCGACTTTGAACACGGTATTAATGACATTAAAGAAAAATTGCAAGGTCAAACAATAGATATTAAAGACAATCCCATCGCTAGCCGTGCAGGTAAAATACTGGCCGGCACTGAAGACGAAGCGGCACAGACACACCCATTTGTTGCACAAGCTAGAGCACCGGAAGGATTTGATGCTAAAACCAAGAATCTTCTTTCTAATTTAGAAAAGGGAGAACTTCCGGCAGCTAAGGCGGCTGATGCGGCTGAGGGAACTTTTAATTATGAGGAAGGTTTTTCTCCTGCTGGAAAAGCTGAACCAGTGGAAGTAAAACCGTGGTCCATTAATGATCTTATTTCATTTCGTCAGGCTCTTAGAAAAGGAGCAGATGATTACGCCGCGACGAGTCGAATGGGCTTTGGTGACATCAATTCTCGTACTTGGCGGCAAATGATGACATCCGTGGACGACACGATTCAACAAATGGCTGACAAAGCTGGTAAGACTGATCCTCAACTTAAATCCGTTGCAGATCAGTATACCAAGTTGCGTGGTAATTATAGAACCACTAATGCTCTTATGGAGTCAAAGGCTATCTCACGATTAGCTGAGACAGAGCCGGGTAAAGCTGTCAACGATTTAGGCAAAGAACTGTTGTCAGGAGATTCTAATGGCAAGGTAAGCGCGCTACGTGATCTAATCGGTAGCCGTGAAAAAATGCTTCCAATCGGCAGAGATGTTTTCAAGACATGGATGGATGATGCTGTAAACAAGGAAACCGGTCGTTTTGATCCGGGCGATTTGTTAAAACAGGTTACGAAAGCACAAAAGACGCTGACGGAAGATAACTTCAATCTATTGTTTGGCACAGGACCAAGCCCGGTAAACATGCCGCCTGAAATCGGAAAGTTTGCTCAACAGGTAATCTCTAACGCTAAGAACGCACAGATGGTGCAGCGATTAGTAAAAGCTGGTGTAATTGCTGGCGTAGCTGGTGGAGCCGGTGTAGCAACTGAATTGACTGGTCATAATACTGTAGAAACTGCCGCCGTTATTGTTGGGCTTTCTTGTGCTGCTGGCGGTATGAAGGCAGGCCAGAGTGTTTTGGAATTTTTGAGCACTCATCCTGCTCTTTGGAAAACATTTGGGGCTGGTAGCAAAATTGCCAGTAGTCCGGTGACTACAGGTTTGGCAAATGCAGCTCAAAGTACTGCCGTGACTCAGGGAGTCGGCAAAGGCAACAAACCGCCGAAGTCTGACAGAGCTGGTATACGTGATGTCTACCAAGGTACTGCCTTGCCGCTTGGCGGTAATAGCGCGAAGGAGGCTCCCTAAAAAGGAGTCTAACGACTATGACTACGCCGGATATAGGGCCAAGTACGGAGAACCGGATCAATCAGGCGGTAAGCATTTGACTGACGAGTTTAAACTTCCAAATCATATTACATTTTCTAAGGAAAGTGTACACAATACACCTGAGCAAGAAGGCGGCGATTGGAAGAAAGTTGGCGGTAAATGGCATTTCTATGCCTCTCCATTCAACCTAAAACAACATTCGGCCAGTGAATTGCAGCAGTATTTCAAAAAGTACGAACCTGATTCGACCTTACATTTGCCTGAAAAATAATCAAGAACAGCTCTTGACAAACGGACGGCGTCATGGTATTATCTGTTTGTCTGAAAAGATACGAGTCAGGAACAAAGTTAGCCGTGGGGCGCGTCCCAAATGGCCTGACTCGTTTATTATACATCGTTGTGCAAAGGCTGACTGGTCGCGAACATTTGCACAGCCCCGGACGGTTGGTTAATGCCGACTGGCCGGGATATACATTTATAAGGAGGAGCAAAATTTTACGTCAAGATGATTTCCTTCGTGGACAAATTGTATTGGTTGGTTACACGCACGGTTTACCTTATGGTGGACACCTTGCGTCCTGTCTTATTATGTCCTGTATAATGAACAGGATACGAGCGGGATGGGGAACGCATTTAGAAGTTCTACAGAATTTACACAAATTTAGTGCGACGATTGAACAGCCAAAATTGGTATTCCCTTCGATTTGGGAACCCTCGTTTGTGAAATTGCTGCACGAAATTGAGGCAATTTACGATAACACTCAGGATTATGCAAAAGGCGGAATGTTCTGGGCCGACCTGCGCCATGTGGAATCAAGGTTTTTTTTGGACATAATCATCGGCCAGCCAGAGCTTCATCCTCGGATTGTGGATATGGGGCCTTTAACCATCTTCAAGTAAGGAAAATGCATGTCAACCCAAGAATATCGCATGGAAATAAATGTCTATGCTGCGGTATAGAATACACATCAACTAACAAGCCAACTGCGGATCACATAATTCCCGTATCTAAGGGTGGCTCCAGCAATATTGATAACATCCAGCCACTTTGCGGTCCGTGTAATTACAGCAAACACACCCAAGTCGCGGACTATCGAATATTTAATTAAGTAAAGGGCTCTTTTTGTCATGTTTGTTAACTCTGATCCTGTTATAGGACTTTATGAAACACTCAAGATTTATGTCGCTCCTCTATCCATCATTACTACCTTAGCAGTAATCGCTTGGAGAGTAAGGGGATTTGTGGATACACTTATCAATAACCATTTGGCACATATCAAACAAGATATTTCCGATGCAGTAAAACGTAACGAAGAGTCTCTAGAAAAAATCATAAAGGCGGAAGATGAGGGGCACGAAAGAATTGTAGAAGCCATAAAAGAAAACGCCGAAAACTCGAACGCTATGGCCAAAAAGGCAGTCGAGGGTCACGAAAGAATTGTTGACGCTTTAAAGGCCAGCTCTGATCGACTGATAGACACACTGATCGCGCTGAATGTAAAGAAATAAGAAGGTAACACTATGTTCGTAACCGATGATCCAGCAAGAAATTTATCTGACTTAATTAAAGCATTTCATCCATATATGACTCCTCTTTCAGTTTTATCAGGCTTATTTTTATTAGGCTGGAAAACAAAAACATTTGTTAACCATTTTATTCATACACACTTAGTAGGTGCCAAAGAAGAAATTGTTAGTGCAATTGCTAAAAATACTGAGTTAGAGAAAGAAATGGAAGAAAAACGGCATGCAAAGCTGATCGAAGCTGTAAAAACTAGTGAGGCAGGCATCGCTAAAGTGGCCGAAAAAACAGAAGAAGCCCTGAGAATTAGCGAAAAAGGCATCGCTAAAGTGGCTGAAAAAACGCAAGAAGCCTTGAAAATCAGTGAAGCAGGTATTGCGAGAGTGGCTGAAAAAACACAAAACAACCATGAGAAATTGGTGGATGCTATAAACAGTAGCTCTGATCGTGTTATCGGCACATTAATAGCAATAAATAAGAAATAACGCTTGACAAATTATCGTTCGTGTGGTATTATGTATTCAAATGGAGAGCATGAATAAAATAACCAAAGAAGAATTAATCAAGGATATTCAGAGATTGGCAAGCAAGTTTTCAGGAAAAGTTACTCGTAAAACATATCGTTCACAGGGCGTTTATTCAGAACGCACATACCGCAAAGTCTTCGCAAACTTTACAGATTTTTTGAATGCTGCAGGATTGTGCCAAACACAGCCAACTCAGAAGCCAAACGAATCTTCTGAGGTTGCTGGTGACAAGTGGATAATATCTTTGCCAAAGACACAGATTTGCACCGAGGCGCAATTAATCGAACATTGCAAGATTGACCTTTCGGTGTGGAACATTGACAAATGCATATTCAATAAATGGGATGTCGGCGTTTCGCAAACTCCGCTGTTTCAGGTCAAGGCGTTCTGTAGCAAAAAGACGCATATCGTTGACGCTAAAGACGAACTGGAGTCGTTAAAGATTGCTGCAATCTGTTATGCGCCTCCATCACCAGCGTTTATTACTAGACAACAGCCATCAGGAAACATGCTGGAAGTAAATCTTCCTGACATGCACTTTGGCAAACTGGCGTGGGCCGTTGAGACAGGCGGAAAGAACTATGACGTTAAGATAGCCGCCAGTATCTACAAAAAAGCGTTGGACTGCTTACTCAGCCGTTCCGCTGGCTACTCGTTTGACGAACTGGTTTATATTGTTGGTAATGATCTTTTTAATTCGGATGATGCTGAATCTAGGACTACATCCGGTACAGTCGTAACCACTGACGGACGTTATCAAAAGACGTTTGCCACAGTTCGTAATGTGATTATTGACTCCATTGAGAGGCTACGGCAGATTGCTCCTGTAAAGGTAATCATGGTTCAAGGAAACCACGACACTCTTTCGGTTTGGCATTTGGGCGATTCTTTGGAATGTTGGTTTCACAATTATGCGGATGTTAAAATTGATAACATGCCACGTTACCGAAAGTATCATAGATTTGGCAATGTTTTACTCATGCTGACACACGGAGACAAAGGAAAAAAGAACGAGTATCCTTTGTTAATGGCAACTGAATGCTCAAAGGATTTTGGTGAGACTAAGTTCCGTGAGGCGCATGTCGGGCATATTCACCAGACTCGTCTTGAAGAAAAGTATGGTGTACGTGTTCGCACGCTTAGTGCTCTTTGTTCTCCGGACGATTGGCACGCGGAGCAGGGCTACGTTGGTAACCTACGAAGTGCAGAAGGATTCATCTGGAATCGAAACGAAGGATTGATTGGCACTGTAGTTTATACAGACGTGGATTGATACTATGGAAAAGTTAATTGAATTTCTGTTTGTAGTTCTTGTTGTGCTTGGTGTCAGCATTCTGCTATCTCTTTGGAGGAGAAAATGGTAAGCTGGAATTATGACGGCGCTGAGATAGAGGACAATGATGTAGGAGATATTATCCTCTTACAAGGCAAATCGTATAAAATAACAAAGAAAACAAGCACAGCGTTATCTATAATTCGTTGGTATTGGTTTGATCGGATGTTTGAAAAATTAGGGAGGAAATTTGAGCGAAGGTAATTATTTGCGAGAGTTTACATCGGGGGCAACTCGCGACAATGATAATGAGAAGATTGACTATGAAGGATTTCTGTCGCCTATCGTTGAAAAAAGATATGCACAGTATATGCACAAGCATAGAAAGCAGAAGGACGGCACGATGCGTAATTCGGATAACTGGACATTGGGAATACCTAGAGATGCGTACATGAAGTCATTATCGCGTCACTTTATGGATGCCAGACTAATTCATCGTGGATATTCTAAAGAAGCAAACGACCCTGATTTGCAAGAGGTTTTATGCGCCGTTATTTTTAATGCTAAGGGACTGCTGTATGAAGTTTTGTTAGATAGAGATGTTGGCAAAGGAGTAAAATGACATTTAAAGAGTTAGAAAAGACAGTCATAACGTTTATTGTTATGACTGGTCTTTTATTTGTAGGCAATAAGTACTTGAATTATTCGGCTGCGGAGACTGCCGGTAAAGCTGCTGCGGCTCAGGCGGCATTAGTTAAGCAGGAGCAATCTAACGCTGCATTAGCATCTCAGACCGCTTCACAGCAGGCTCAATATCAAGCAATGGTAGCCAGCCTTACTCATCAGAATCAAGTACTACTTGCTACGATAGCGGCCAATAATGCTGCATTGTCGAAGCAGCAAGCAATCGACAAGACTCTTCCCTTGCCTGAACTAGCTAATCGCTGGAAGGCTTTGGGCAATCTCGGTGACAGCGATATTGCTGCTACCACTACTGGCATTACCGTTACAGATCAAGGAGCACGCTCAACAGTCAACCAACTGGAACGTATTCCTGTTTTGCAAACCAGCGTTACTGATTTGACCACGGTTAATGCCAATAAGGACAAACAGATCACAGGATTAGGAATACTACTCAATGACAAGACAAACTTGATTGTAGGATTGAATAAACAAATCGTAGACAGCAATGTTGCTTGTAAAACAGAAATCGCCGCTGTGAAAGCGGCAGACCGCAAGGCTAAGAAACGATGGTTTGGTGCAGGATTTGTTTCGGGATTCTTAGTTAAATTTTTGTTATAACACAAAAGGACAGCCTAAAAAGCTGTCCTTCTTTTTTTGTCTTTATTCATGCCACTTAGGAACTAACTCTTCAATTTCTAATTCGTCAAGCGTCCTATTTGTTCCATAACCTTCCGGCATCAAAATGGCCGTGCAGACGCTAACGGCTTCATCTAGACTCTCAACCCTAAATCCGGCACAATGTTTGAGCATCGGATGATCGTGGATATTTCCCTGCTTTTCGATCACCAGAATCAAAGGCCGTCTTGACAAATCTGCCCAACCGACCTCAATCATGGTTCCAATACTAACTTTCGTAGCCCCCAAGAGATTCACAATGACTGCATCAGCACGGATACAATCATTACGATCCCGAGTCGTCAATCCAGCTTGCGAAGTCAACGGGCAGGACTCATTGGTTCCTGAAATTTTACCCAGACGGCTGTTCTGTTGAGCCTTGCCGCGTAGCGGAGAAATGCCCCGTATTTCAACAGGGAGGCGCGTAGAGACATAGTTACGCCAATCTTGACCTTCACTATACAGAAGTCCGTCGATAGGTCCGGCCAAATAAACTAAAAAGTCTCGCATATCTTTTCCTTTATACCATTATGAATTTCGCGATGACAATTAGAACATAACAAAACACATTTACTTATTTCGTTTTGGCTTTTTGGCATCTTCCAACTTGAGACTGTTATACGCTGCTCTTTATTATCATCAAAATGATGAAAATCAAGAGCAGCTCCGCACCTGTTGTAACCACACCTTGAACATCCTAAACTGCGCTTGTATTCATCCCACTCTACCGACAGCAGTTCATATCTTTTTGTGTTGCCATCTTTTCTAACCAATGGCAAACATTCATTGCAATATCTCTTGCCCATTGACGGAAACGGCATTGTAGCACCACACCGCCTACAAGGAGCACGATATTTTTCACGACTTTTTTTATTATATTCAGCCGTTTTGCCTGGATTAGCGGCCTTCCATTTATTGTATCTCGCCCTTGCTTGTAATCTGGCTACAGGATTGTTTCGGTTGGTGTAAGTTTTATAACAAGATTCACAAAGACCTTTGCTGTAATGTTTACGATCAACATGAGAGCACAGTGTTGCTAACTTCATTATTAACTCCTAATAGACATCGCCGTGCGCTTTCATTTTCTGATCTTCGTAAGGAGTGGCCACGCGTCGGTACAGTTCTTGCTTGACGTTCTCGATCACGCCTGTTACCAAAGCGATACCTTCATAGTTCATGCGAGATGCCAGAAATCTAGAGCACAATCGCGTCATGCAATAATTTAATTCACCTGCCGACATTGGACCAAACTGCCGAATTAATTTGTCCAATGTGTCTCTGCCCTCAGTTTTAATATATGGCATAATCTCCTTTACGGCATTAATATGTAAATACGATGCTTCGCTTTACGAGCATATCGAACAGTGGCCCATGTTCCGCTCCGCAACTCCTCCGCTGCTGATTTAGGAACAGCAATCAATACATTAGTCTCATCAACAATGTCGTGATTGCGTATTAGATAAGCTTTTTCTTCTAAAACTGTGTCTGCACCAAAACAAAAAGCGCGCTTGCTATTGTTCTCCGGTGGATGTATGATAATTTTAAAGCCAATGCGCTTGGCAATAGCATGAAACTGTTCGTCAGCTCCTATACAGTCTCCGTGGTGGAACTCTTTGTATCCTTCCGAATACAGTGAGTACAGTAACCGCTCACCATCTTTTAACTGCTTGGCGGTTACTGCACCGATTTGTGATGTTCCTGTAAATCCAACTGCCTCCGCTCTCAATTCATACCTCTCTCGATCTTTGGATTAGGACATGCTATAGCTTTTTTGCTATTTTCTGGATCATCGACTACACCGAAAGTATACGCCCCCGACTTGTTAATGTCAACAAAAATCGTCTCCGAGTGCTTTAATTGTTCGCTGGCAATTGCTCTAGCCAGAGGTTCTTGAATATTGTGTTCAAGTACACGCCGGATATTACGAGCATTATACTTCGGATCAAATCCTTCCGCTACCAACGCTTCCTTCGCTTTGTTGGAAATCCTTAGCAACGGTGCAGCAAAGGTTTTCTGAAAAATGGTATCCTGAAGACGGTGTATTTCCGTAAACAACACCTTTGTTATGTTTGCCTTAGACAAAGAATTGAATGTCACTATCTTATCTAAGCGATTGACAAACTCTGGTGAAAATTTATGACGTACAGCCGCCAGTCCGATGCTGTTGATTTCGTGAGTATTGGCTCCTGTCATTCCACCAAACCCCATACCACCTTCTAATGCTTGATTCATCTTCGCTGACCCCTCGTTTGAAGTCATAACGACGATGCTCTTGGTAAGATCAACTCGCTCGTTTCTGCCTGTGGTGATAACTCCTTTGTCCAAAATACCAAGCAAAATATTTTGAAGATCAGGACTTGCCTTTTCAATTTCATCGAAAAGAATCACAGTCAACGGATATTGCTCTGTCCAATGCTCGCGTACCTTTTCAGTATTAAAGCGTGGAGCTGTCGCAGAGTGACCAAGATAACCGGGAGGCGAACCAACTAGCTTGGTAATTTCATGGTCTAGTTGATACTCTCCGCAATCAATCTTGATGCAGGCATTGGCATTTGAAAATAACGCCTCACAATACGCTTCCACAGTGCGAGTCTTTCCTGTACCAGTAGGTCCGAGAAACAATAGACTAGCTATCGGCCGACTGTTGTCAAACAGTTGGCTGTGGAACTTTTCAGATGTACTAACGAGCGCATCAATCGCCTCTGGTTGTCCGATAATCTTATTCTCTAGACTTTCTCGGATTACTTTGCCTCTCGTACTTTCTAAATTTGTATCAAGAAACCGTGTTACCTTCAAAATACCCTCTCTCTAAGCCGCTAGGCTACTGGTACGCTCTGTTTTAGAATAATTAAGATTGTTGCCAAAAGCAAACAATACGTCTGCTGTATCATTCATATGAGCCAGAATGACGGTCACATTGTCGTTGTTAAGGTGCGTAAGCGCATAATCAACTAAAGCGTTAGCATTTACTTTGCCATTGACAATGAAATCATGTATGCGATTTGCTGCATCCACGTCTTGATGCTTAGGATCAAATAGTCCGTCCGTCGCAACTAAAACATAACTATCGCCGTCAAGATTGACGCTATATGTCTCAGGCTTCTGTGACAAAATTTGGCGTAAGTCACGATCACCTAACGCACGTGACATCTGCAACCCCTTTGACGGTTCGTTCCAATTTTTAGACGGACCAAATACATAACCGTTGAATTCATACCCGCCGCGCTGAACAGCACGCGACAGTTCTACAGCATTAGACCTTATGTTGTGCTCAGGGCTAACTATCAATCCTTCTTTTCCGCAAATCAGTACCGGAGAATCACCAAGCACAGCCACATATGCTTTGTCTTGGTTTGGATTTATATAAACAATTGAAGCTGTGGTGCCTGACTCAGACGCCGATGTAACGAAGTCTAAATCTTCAAAAATGCCAGTCAGTATTCCAATTTTATTTTCGCAATGCTGGCGAGTCAAATAACTGTCAACTAAACTGGAAGCAGCCAGAACTGCTGCCGTATCCCCGCCGTGACCGTCAAAAACAGCCAGCAGCGTGTTGCCGTCCATGTCTTGATAGACAATCTTACGATCCTCTTGGTAAGGTAGCGGTCCTTGTGCTGTCGCCTCTGTGATTTTCATTTTCCTATTATACACCCTTTCAGTCATTTTGTCCATAGCAAATCGACAAATTTGTTATTATAATCTCGGCACACATCCAAACAATTCTTTGAACAGATCGGATCAGCGCACGTATTGTGAGTCAACGCCCATGCTTCGCGCTCTTGGCGCATATTCGGACCTACATCTCCGATAGGTTTACCGGACTCACGCATGTAAATAATACACGGATAATGTTTGTTGCCACACACTGCCATATCATCCAACGCTAGACCGCAGCGATTATAATCACAAGATTCCAAGCCGCGAACAGACTTGCCTGCTTTGATATTAGCAATTCGGTAACTAAGTATCGGATGCTTTTTCAATATATAATCTCTGACTTTCACTTCTTTCAGCGAATCGCCGTCCTGCGCTGCCGGTATAATGCGAATGTCGGCAACTCCTAAAGAGTCAGCAAACTCAATAATGCTGTTGACGGAAGCAATGTTAAACGGGGTCAATACTACACCAACCGTCACATAAGTCTTGCTGGATAGGAACCGAATGTTGTCTACAACCGTCTCCCATGAGCCTTTAACGCCCCCAGACATCTTCTCACCATCTTCAGCACAACAAGCATCCAAAGACACGGAGAAATCGTTAGCACCGCACGCCAGCAACCTTTCGTATACGATACGATTCGCTGAACCGTTGGTAGAGATAGCTACATGTTCAATACCTAAATCACGAGCCATAGCAACCAGACCGTAGATGCCGGGATAGATCGTTGGCTCACCACCAGAGAAACGGATGGCTTTTAGACCGTCAGCAGCCCACATCATCACGGTCTTAGCTGCTTCGCTAAACTTTAGATCGTCACCGCCGACTCTACGGCAATAGGGGCACTTGAAGTTGCAGCGCGAAGTCAGAATCAACTCGCAGCGCGATAACGGAGAACTTCCGCTTGCTTTGGCGCAGCGTTCGTCCGACATTGTGTAGAAACCTATCTCTTCGAGTTTCATTAGAACTCTTCTCCCAAAACTTTTTTGCAAAGCCATTTTGCGTATTTTGCCATAAACACAACCATAGTTATGCCACAAAAAATTACTGCCATCAAGATGGCGGATATAGTCATAATTATTTTAAAAATCTCGAACATTATTGTTTCACCTGTTCTGGCCAGATGGCCTCAAATTCGTGTTTTCTAAGATGGAACCAAAAATCTCTGCCGTTCTTGTGAAACATGATGGCTACTTGGTCAGGCTTAGGACGGCACATCAACCTGTAGCTCGGTGTCCAGCCGTATGCATATCGTCGCAGCATCTTACGGTTTTGTATCAGCGCAGCGGTCCTGCATGGTATCCCAAAGACATCATACAACGAACCGCCACGCCATGTCAACCAATCAAAGAGACTAGAATCTAACTCTTGCATTTGGTTTGGTATTCCTTTAAAGCTTTTGTCATAATTAGCCACTCTTCGGATGTGAATCGGTTGCTTTTGCCAAAGTTGCATCTTGTACAGCATACAACACAGTTTTCTTTAGTATAGGTTTTATTACTATCTTTTCTGTCTAAATTATACTTGAAGAATTTATAATAAGGAACCCACACAATTTCAGCTCCACAATAGTAACAACAATTGATTTTAGTGTATTCTAGAAAATCTTCGTATGTTAACTCCACCTTATACTTCGCTCTGCTGACAAGTATGTTATACAACGATTCAAATGGCCTCTTTTGTCTTCGTTTTCTGTTAGCCTCAATTCGTAGACAGCCGCAGCTTTCAGTGAATCCGCCACGTAAAGCTTTGCCATCTACTTTTTTTTATAGTTCCACAATCACATTGTACTTCCCAGTAATACATAAAGTTTACTTTAGGAAGTGCTTTTAATACAGTAAGCCTGCCAAACTTCTTTCCGGTTAAATCAATTCTACCTGTATACCTATTATTGTACATTTTTGCTTCTGTTGACAGAGCAGCTTTTTCCACAGGTAGAACAGTGCCATGAACCTAAAGACATAGGTACTTTAGAGTCCTTAACCTTAACGCAAGGCTCTTTGGTAGCCTGAGCATTGCAACATTTACTGACATATACGAACACTGACTTTGCTTCTTTTACCCTCTCCATTTTAGGTGTCTCTCCAATTCTTCAAATCTAATTTTAAACATTGACTCTGCTGTACTTGGAAGCATCGGCGTTATAATGTGCGTTGCTAATGGTTGCGCCCTGCCCCACGTTGCTCTACTGTCCATAAGATCGCGACCCTCCGTTGCCAGCATAATCTGATCCGCTGCCTTTACATCTGCCGGTTCTTCGTAAGGTAAACCAAATTTACAGCAAACTGCGTTCATAGCCAGCTTCTCATATTTACGATAACCTTCTAGTCCGGGTGCGTACTTCAATGGACGGCAAAGGTCCGAACAATAAGCTTCGCTGGCATCGTGCAACAGCCCCCACATTGTATTCTCAGGCTTGCAGACATAAGAGACTCGCCATGAGTGCTCCGCGACTGAGTAAAACCGACGACATGCGCCCGAGAAACGACAAATATTTGATAAATGATGCGCTATATCTTCGATACAAACATCCTCTGGCAACGGGTCCATATGTCTAAACCGCTTGCCAGTGAATGTTCTAATATAAGGCAGCTCGTCTCTAACTGCCGCTAATGCTGCCGTGCTTGTCATTATTGCTCTCTCTGTATCTTCTGGATACGTGCTACTTCTACCTTCAAATTAGTCATAGCTTCAGAATCATCAAGGAACAGTTTCTTGACTTTATCCTTGCCTTGAATCTTCTCTTCGTTTACTACGAACCACGCGCCGTTTTGCTGAATAGCGCCTATGTCGATTGCATAGTCCAAGAAGTTTGAAGTAATGTCTATGCCTGTTTCATAAATCAATGTCGCAAATGCCTCTCGGAATGGCGGTCCAACCTTGTTTTTCACAATCTTCAGCTTAATGCTGTGACCGAGAATTATCTCGCCGCTCTTAATCTCACTTTTCCAAACCTTGCGAACATCAATCCTGACACTGGCATAAAACTTCAACGCTCTGCCACCAGTCGTAGTCTCAGGACTTCCGAACATTACACCAATCTTCTCACGAATCTGGTTAATGAACACAATGGTAACGCCATTTACAGCACATTTACCACGAAGTTTACGACATGCTTGAGACATCAACCGAGCCTGTAGGCCCATATGAGACTCGCCCATTTCGCCATCTAACTCTGCTTGTGGCACAAGTGCGGCCACAGAGTCTATAACTATCAATGAAACAGATTGAGAATCAACCAATGCTTCAGCTATTTCCAATGCATCTTCACCTGAATCTGGTTGGCTAACCACCAAGTTGTCAACGTCTACTCCAAGCTTGGCGGCATATGTCGGATCAAGAGCGTGTTCTGCATCAATAAAAGCACAGATAGCGCCATTCTTTTGTTCCATGCCAACGACATGCAGAGCTATTGTAGTCTTACCGGACGATTCCGGTCCGAATAGCTCAATGATTCTGCCTCTAGGAATACCGCCGCAACCGATAGCGCCGAAGTCCAGTGTGTACAACCCGGTGCTAATGCTAGGCATTAGTTGACCAACTTTGCTGCCTAACTTAACAAGTGATGTAGTTGTCTTGAGCTGCTCATTCAGACTTTTTTCAAGACGGTCTAATACCTTCCACTTCTCAGCCATCGTCTGTGGAGCAGCCGACTTAACGACTGCTGCCGCTTTCTTAGGTTCATCTACTATACTCTTTAACTCGTCTAACGCTTTACTCATTCGCTCCTTTTAGGCTAGCTGCCAGTGTTCCTATGAATCGTAAAAACTGCTTGACGAACTTCTCACCACGGAAATTAACTAACACCGCTCGTCCTTCTTTTTGAAAACACTCTTCAGCAAGCTGTGTCAGCTCACCGTGATTGGTGAAAAACGCTACCCAGCAATCTGTGCAGTTGTTTTTAGGTTCTGCGTGCTCTCCTAGTTTATGACCACAAGCAGCCACAACACCGTTGGTCTGAGTCCAGTATAGCTTCATTATCTTGCCGCGTTCGATACTTGTTAACTGCTTGTTAGTGTCCATAATGCGCCAGCGCCTCGTTCATCATTTCATCAAAATTATCAGCATCAAGGCGTATTAGATCGTCTACCGACATCATATGCAAATATGGTGAATGAGCCGTATAATTAAACAGTGTTTTACGAAAAACCTCTTTAACAACATTTAACTCTACAGCTTCGACAAATATAGAACCACTGTGTACACTAGTGGATGTTACCCACATGACTTCATCTGGGCTTCGCTCGTCAATAAGCTTAGTCCCATTGTAAGGTACAAAATCTGGGTTCATGCGTACCACCACCGTTCTTGATTCTGCCGGAAGATTTCTACGCCAGCACTGTAACCTAATTCTTCCAACTGTTCCATCAGTATATCATCAGCCGTTATATGCGCCGTCTCTTCATCGCCATAATACAAGTTACATGCTGTTTGCATTTCTTCTGCAAACTCTTCTGGCGTGTGCATTACCGAGCCTTCCTCTCGTCCTTCAGGATTAGATTTCGCTCTGACGGCGTAAACTTAGGAGGTATAACCCCGAACTTCTGAAGAAGCATCCTTTTCTCTTCAAAGTTCAATTCGTCGTCACCAATTTCCTCTGCCATTTGCTCATTAATCGCCTTAATAACTTTGTCGTTTAAGCTTGTCGTCATTTCCTGTCCAATCCAATCCTTTATGCAGCGCGTCTGCGATTGCAATGACTGCGTGTTCTTCTGCGTACTTAATGTCACTTGTTACTGCTGCAAACACAACATGCAATAATTCATGCACAACTGTGTTTTCTATATCCTTGATAACGTTTTCCAGAGAAACCGATCTTGGATATGCCATGTCCGGCCTAGAAACAAAAATTTTAGCAGACTTAGTAATAATCGACGGGTGTGTTTCACCGAGCGACCCGCCAATCAGCATTGGTTCAATAAATTGAATATCTATTTCCCAATCCTGTAGTCGCAAAATCTTTTGCCATTTTTGCATTAAAGCTTGTAAATCAAGTTCTGTTGGTGCAGTTCTTGCCTTAGCTTTAGCTTTACTCATTGTTCTTTTGCCTCATAACCTTGAAGTACTTTTGTGTTGGCCAAATTCCACGAGAAACGAAAAGCTGCCCGATTCGTTGCTCAAAGTAGTTGGCCTGCTCAAGTGTAAGCGCCAACTCATTGCCTACGATAAACCGTTCTATAAATACCTGTAACATGTCCCCCTTGACAACAATGCTTACTTGGTTGTCAACATCACAGAAGAAATCTAATGCACTTGGTTTTGCTAGATTTACCGAACCACCTACTTCTTGTGATGCATCAACCGAAGAAATAGTTGACCGTGACTTCAATGTTACATACGCATCAACTGTCTCGGTAAATGCTCTGTGATTTAATGCTCTGCGTTCCCTTGTCTTTGTTGCACTAGCGTACCGCTTGCTCATCACTTCCCTTCAATAACGTATCGCCACCATAAATCATTTTTTTCTTACTTTTTGCTTTGCCTATTAGTCCGTAACGCCGCTCTCCGAGAGCAGCGATGGCCGGTGGATTTGCTAAATACTCAACAGCATTCTTAAACAACTCTATGTTGTCTTTAAATAATCCTAACGCTCTGTTGCATAACCAGCATAAACCTCCGCGTATAAGACCAGTTTTATGCGAATGATCTACGCTAAAATTGTTTTTGCCTCTTTTCGGCTGTTTACAAATAGCGCACACATTGCCTTGGTGGTTTATTATCTTTTGGTACTCTTCCTCGCTTATTCTAAATAGTCTCTTTAGTCTCAAATCTCGTTGGTAAATAAGGTGGCATTCTTTGCAATATGAATACCGCTCTGTACCATCTCGTCTTTTCTTTCCCAACGGGAACTCAGTTATAGTTTTTTCTATAAGACATTTTATGCACACTGCCTTACCGCTTTGTACTCTTAGTTTATGGCCTCTAGCACAATCAGAGCTACAATACTTCTTATTCTGATAGTTCTGGTCAGCAAGACTGCCGGGATAAAACTCTCTAGGTATTTCTTTTTTACACCGCTTACAATATCGTGGTTTTTTGTTGTAACCGCCTATTTTTTTTTTAATTAAATCGTTTATTCGCATAATCCCAAGTCTATGATTTTAATTACTTGTCGTCCTGTTTTGGTATACTCTGCACCAAAATTACCGCCATGAAGATCGCAGCAACCGTCAGGAAAAAGCTGCATCACTTTATCCTCAATGACATCAAATTTAGCATTTAAACCTGATTCTACAAAATCTTCTCTAAATGTTTCGTACTTTTTAACCAGCGTGGTGCCGGTTTTTTTGTCAAAGTAATAAATCTTAGGCATATACTTTCTAATAGAAGCATATTTTTTATACCTCAACACACGCCACACAGTTTTCACTTCCTGTGCAGCATGTTCTCCGTCATCCTCACCGGCATTGAATTTTACAACAAGATCATAACCACGGATAACGTACACTCTGCGGTACAATCCTGATCCCAATGCTTGTAATTTTAAGCCAAGCTTAGTAGCAGCCTTGGCTGTATTCGGTTTATGTTTTTTAAAAAGAGCCACAATCTCTGTGATTGTCATATGCTATGGTTGAATACCCTCCGCTGACTGCGCTGCTTTTATTCCTAATTCTGCCAATTGAGCCTCATGTCCGATGGCAGGCTTTGCTGCCTGCATCGCAGCTATGCGTGCCACGTTGTATTCTCTAATCGTGCTAGTAGCTCCATCAAATTCAAGAGTTACTGAACCGCCACCCGAGTATCGTGTAAGTCCAACTCCAAGTAGCATCTTAGAATCAAACGATGCTTCTGTTTCCACATAGCCCATACCAGCAAAATCTGCCGCCTTCATTTCCCCTATTCTAGCTCTCCATGCTGTCATCATGCAGTCACAATCTTTAGCAATCTGACTAGCACCATCAACATCATCTGTGGTAATCATATCGCCTTTACCAATGCGATGAGGCTGAAGAATACGAATCATTTTTATGCCGTAATCTTTCGTGATCCCGGCCAGAGTCTTGCTGATCTGACTCAAGTGAATCGTTCGGTGATTATTGTTTTTCAACGTCCTGTCAGCAAGTAACTGAACATTGTCGAACATAACCCATTTGACTCCATATCGCCGGATACAATCGCGAATCAACTTGTAAACATCTTCTGCGTCCTTAATCTGCGGATAACAGAAGTACAAATCACCTTTGCGATTTGCCGCCTTGTCTCTGGCTAACGGAATAGCTGACTTCATTGCATTCAGCCGCGCAACAGCCTCTTCCTTTGTTTTGGGAATTGAATCATCAGTCTGCGTTACATGCGATACCCATTTTCGGGCCATTCGCATTGTAGACATTTCAAGACATATGATAATTCCGTCTTCATTGTATGTATCGACTTCGTACTCCATGATGTTCATGCCAAGAGTTGTATTATGTGTAACAATGAAGTCATTAGTAATATACAGCTTTGACGGATGACTCACTGAGATGCAAACTGCTTCTCCGCTTTCTGTTTGTTCGATAGACTTAAATGTAAGCCTAGGCTGATTATTTCGTATTTGTACACGATCTAATTTTCGTTGTAAAAAGAATGCTTTTTCTCGTTCTGGCAACCTAACAACAATAATGTACGCTGGTTGTCCTGTCTTTAATTCTCCTTTGTATCTAAAATGTTTTTTCTGTGGAGGCCGTCTTTCAGCTATGCCACCAAGAGAGCGCACTAAATACACCACATCATCGGCCAACTGTTTGCTCACAGTACAATAGGATATAACCCCGTGTTTATTGGACGCAGTACCGTCCGTATCCATAAGCCCACGTAAAAGTTCTAATCTCTGTTCTTTACACGATTGTAGGTAAACCTTTGGTATAAATTTTGATTCTGCTAGGTGCCCCCACAGACCTAACTCTTCTAATTTGTTTCGTAGAAATGAACTCTTATTGTTATTTATACGATAATTGCATTTACTGCTCAGTTTAACTTCATGCCCATAACTTTCTACAATTTCAGACACTCTGGCTAAGATTTCGCCGTCTTCAGTTGAAAATGATAGTTTTTGGCTATCGGATAAGCAGCCATCGCCAATTAGCACACCTAATAGCCACGGATCAATCGGCAAATCGGCCTTTCCAAAATCACCTGACATTAACGGTATATACAACTTACTGACTCGCCTTGAGCCGGGATAGCAATACTCATTGGCAATTGCATCAGTGGTGTAAATACGCTCTGATTGACGTTCCCATTCGGTAGTGCAGCGTACTTTCCACAAATGGTCAGCAGTAGTTTCAGTACTACGTCCATCAGAAAACGTAACTCTAAAGAACTCCATTATACCGCGTGGGTATATGCCTGTTACAAATGACGGTTTTCCATCAATTGATACCAATTCGTCTCCTATTTTTAATTCCCCCATTGTCTTCCAGCCTAAGGGAGTAAGAACAGGTGTAGTCAGCCTTCCGCCTTTACCGATCTTTTCTGGTGCAACTATATCAATGACGTCCCCATCTTCCCAACCTAACAACCTGTTCAACGGTTCCCACGGAGTCTTGTATGTAGGCTCTAACGTCTCCTTGCCGTTAAGGAACTCCTCTAATTCGTCCAGAGCGTTGTTCGGTGAGACTACACCTTGCACATCGAACAATACAGACTCTTCTTTTAACTTATCCCAAGCCTCTTTGTTACCGCCACCATACTTGAACCACTCATTCAAATCCTTACCAAGTCGTTCCTCTACCTCGTCTACCTTGATCCAAAAGTCAGGAAGCACAATTTTGTAACACTTCTCGATTCCAATTCTGGAAGCTAGAGTCTGTGCGGCTTTCTGGCCAACCTTATCCTTGTCATAACAGATGTAAATCTTTTCCAGATTAAGTGAATCCAGTGTATCTATCCAGAGCGCTTTTTTGAAGTTAGCGCCCGGCACACCAACAAGATCAACAATACCATTATCATAAGCGGCAATAACATTCGCTTCTCCTTCTACCATCGTTAATTCATGTAGTCCGTCTTTTATAATCTCGCCGTTAAATAGCGGTGCATCCCAGCCTGTCGGACTGTTAAAAGCCTTCGGAGCAGGCGGCAGTGTACGCCAGTGTGCAAAGACACAGTTGCCTTGCACAAGATATGGGTACATAATCGCCTTTACTTCTCCGCACTCTCTAAAATACTTCTTCGGAAAATACCCAATTTTGAACTGCTCAATTGCCTCTCGGCTGAAACCGCGAGTGTTTACTAAGTAGTCCATAGCATCTTCGTCAGCAAGCAGCGCTTCATGCGCCTCTTCGACGTTCGGCAGAGATTCTATTTCCTTTTTGCCCCAATCCGAACGAGACTCAACATCCTTGATCTTGTCTCCCATTTCTTCGCGTAAAGTTGTTAGATTACCTGACTTTCCGCAGCGGTGGCACGCCCATAGCCCATTTCTGTTTGTATCGTCAGTAACCATGTAAAAATGCCCATAGCCTGATTTCTGACAAAATATACACACTTCTAACTCAATTTTATCATCACCGGATGGTTTGTATTTCCATCCTTTCGAGATTATATACTGCAATGCTGCGTTATTCTCTGTTTGCATGGAACTCCAAATAGTCTGCCGCTTTTCTTAACCACTCTGGGTTATCTTGAAATAAACCTAATGCTTTGTTTATGTTACGGTCTAATAACTGCCTTACTTTGCCTGTTGCGTGATCGTGGTCTATGTTTAGAATAGAGCCGTCAGCGGGAGCCTGTCCAGTAATGGCGCACAAACCGCGCTGTTCTTCTACCATTTTGTCATACTGTTCTTTTGTTATCTTTATGCCACGAAGAGTAAACCTTCGTAGTTTATGTAATTCTCGGCACTTTTTGCAAAAATATTCGCCATTCTTTTCTACAAAGTTTTTGCATGAACCTCTTTGGCACTGCCCGTTTTGTTTTCTTTCGGCTCGGCGCTGTCTGTGAATAACGACATCTTTCTCTAAGCATACATCACACTGATCTTTGTTAGGCTGTTGTTTTTCTTTTCCGCATTGAGAGCACACGCCTTTTTGTTTATACTTTTGATAACTTGGTATCATCATGTTTTCATTATTCTAATAGTACCACACGGACGTAAAAAAAGCAAGACATTTCTTTAAATGTCTTGCTTTTTTTTTGTGTATACTATACACTTTACCATGTCACCGTTCCTGTAATCCCGGCTGCGAACAGCCAATAAAACCCTCTGCGAGTATCACCAACACAGAAATAACCGATGGCCGCAGCGATACTCAGAACGGCCATCGTCCAGCCTAACACTTTACCGGCGTTCATTGGTCAGCCTCACCGGCTTGATGATTACTTTTTTTCTCCATTTTTACCTTCCCAATAAAATGTATCTCGTTCGTTTGTCCAGCCTTCAGGTTCACCACAATTCCAAGCAATGCTGTCGGCAGCAATGATAAAATTAATGCGCGACCAATTACGCAACGCTTGCCAGAATCGTTCCTCTGGATGATCTAGACAATATAATGCAAAGTCTTGTAATAGAAGCCCATTTTTACTAGCCATTAGCACACCAGCCGATCTGTGCAGTTACCAAACATCTTCATGCCAAGCTGAGTAATCGCCATGACATAAAATGTCCTGTTATTTTCCTTCTTACATTTCTCAATGCTTTCGGCAAACTTGCCAGAAATATCTTCCAACAGTCCGTAATTTTCCAACTGTTTAATCTGTTTACACTGGTCGCCCACTATACCAGCCTTTTCTAAAGGATCATCGGGCGATGGCCCAACTAGAGCGAACCAGCAAATATCCTTGGTATCACCCAAACCTTTTCGCTGTTTACATACTGCTTCTAAAGTATTATATTGAAATTCTGTCAACTCAAAGTCTACCATTATTCTCCTTATGCTTTTCCGGCAAGAAAACTGCCGATTAATTTTGATGCACTTCCTTTGGTGAGCGAATCCGGGATTGCGCGGCCGCGGTAGAACTTACGCAACAGGTTTAACTGTGCGATTGTTGGCGGTGCTGAATGCCATTTTTCTTCTCGCCTAAGAATCTTTAGACTCTCCACTGCTTTTTCATTAACCAAGTTGTCAGCCGCCGCAAACGCCTCTTCAATTGAATTGCGTTCGCCACGATACTTCTGACCACGAATAACGGCTGTCAAATCCCACTTGTCAAGCATATTCTGTTTGATTCGAACTTCTTCGCGATTCGGAAGCAGAAGAATAAAACCGCCGTCTGCGCTTGTGTGCCAACTCAACTTGCTGCACTCTTCTACTTCAGGCGGAAACTTAACTTCAAACAAGTTTACAGATTCAATGAATGTCTGTAACTGGTCAATGTTTTTCAGGCTGCTAAAATCAATGTGCGAATATTGCTTCTGCGCTTCTTCAATACTCTTAATTGCACCGACTAAACTCTTACCACTAAGATCAAGTGTGCCATTCATTCCCATCAGTGTCGGCAGAGTCACCAGACTATGCTTAAACGTGTTATCAACAACGTCAATGACAATGCAATCTTTTTTAAGGCCACCGAACCGGATATTATCCATTGTGCCGTAATTAAACGATTTGTCCAACGCAACTTTTAGATTTCCTGTACCATCCTGCAACCGTGTGCCACGTCCGACCATTTGCGTAAACAGTGTGCTACTTTTGGTAGGCCGCGCAAGGATGATGCAGCCGATGTGCCAGTCATCATATCCCTCTGTCAGCACGCCACAGTTAAACAACACCGTAATCTCACCGTTGCGCAACTTCAACAGCTTCTCAGCACGGTCAGGATCAGTGCCCCACACTGCCTCGGCCTTAACATGGTACTGCTTGAACATTTCAGCCAAGTCTTGTGCATGTTTAATGTCAACAGAAAAGCCAAGCGTCTGCCTGTTTCCGCCATGATCCAGCCACGCCTTTGCCACAAGTTGATTCCTTTGCGGATTGTTGACTGCATCGGCCAGCATGTCTTGAGCAAAGTCACCGCCTACTGTCTTTACAGTATCAAGATTCGTCTTAGTGCTTATACGCACGCCACGGATGTCCACCAGCCAGCCATCCTCAATCGCTTGACGTATACTATACACATATACAATTTTCTTGTATATTTTGGCTAGAGCCTGCCCGTCTCCTCGGCTCGGTGTAGCAGTTACGCCAAGCAGCAATTTCTTCGAATCTGGCTGCAATACTCCAGATACATCGTAGATGTTCTGGTATGTAGTCGCAACCGAGTGGTGCGCTTCGTCCGTCACCAGCTTGTCTATACGCTCCCAATTAAACTGGTTGGCTCTCTTAGTACCTTTTCTGCCCAGAGTCGCTACAGAGGCCACAATAACGTCAGCGTTAGGGTCTGCTACGTGTTCGGCCATCTCCTTATCAACCTTCAAGTTCGGGTTGATAAGCCTCATTTTGTCGATAGACTGGTCTATCAGCTCCTCTCTATGAGCCAGAACCATAGTTTGACCCGGCAGAATGTCCTTCAGACTTTCTGGCAACGAGCTAAATATACACGTCTTTCCTGTACCAGTGGCAGCAGATAATAACTGTTGGTGTACTCCCTTTTGGTACTCCGTTTTTATTGCATTAATTGCTGCTTGTTGGTACGGTCTAAGTTCCATTGTCTGTCCTTTTAGAATACAAAACGTATCGTCTGGCCTTTGTTGGCAAACATTTTCTTTGCTCGTTTGCGCGCTTCCTTGTTGGCCTTTTTAATTACCTCTACACTTGTCTGCCGCTTCAGCAGTTCAACAAATGCTGGTGAATAATATGCTGGATATATGGGCCTATACTCGTCGTCGGGAAACGGCAACCACAATTGCTCCATTATTGTTCCTTTCGTTGTTTATTGTACTCGGCTATTCGCTGCGCGACAATTCGCTCTATTTCTCGCATTATCTCTACATCACCACCGCAGTCAGGATAGCCGCGCAAACTTCCACGAACACTGTCTAAACATTCTTGCCAACCCATAAACTTCAACTGTTCTTCGTTCACTTGGGCTTCTCCAAATTCTCAATAGAAACGGTTACGCTTCGCGGCTGAGTGCCTCTATACGGCGTGATTGGTCTAATCTTTACCGTCTTAGGTTTTATTTGCTCCACGTAACCGTAGCGCCAGCCTTCAAGGTAATAGCAAACCAATGCTCCTTCGGCTAGCGGTTCGACAACTCTAAGCTGTGGCAGTTCCGGTTCGACTGGTTCCGCTCGTACTCGTCGGACTGCCTTGACTGCCTGCGGCTTTTTGATTAGGTCTAGTAGATTCACGCTTCTCCTTGTAAACGCCCATCTTGATGTTCATGTGAATCTGTGTTTTTTGCAAGTCGTCCAGATTGTCATATGGCTTGCTGAATTCCTTCTTACTAGCCCAATCTAAATAGATAACCTGATCCTTCATGTTTTGAGTTGGTTGCACAACGGCATCAGTTCTAAGTGTCATTGTGTAAAGTGTCTTGCCGTACCGATTGTTAGATTTACTCATTGATCCTCAAATATAAGTTCTAGATTATTATCGTCAGCTGACTCAAGCGAACAGCTCTTAAACCCGGCATATAACGCGCCCAACAATACCCGCTCTGTGTCATTTTGATGGTAAATGGTCAATACCGGTTTGTTCATAAACTACTTTCCCTTCTTCTTGGCCTTTTTAGGCAGCTTCTTTCCTTTGCTGGCCGCATTCCACTCCCCTACATTGACCCCCTTCTTCTCTAACTTTTTTCGGTTCGCATTAAAAAACTTTTCTTGTGCTTCTGACTTATATGGTGCCATCTTTTATTCCTATCGACTCCAGTACAGCTTTCCATTGTGGCATCGTAAAGACTACCTCATATGGTATTCCCGGTGAATCTGAGTGCTCGTGTGTATACCGAACTTGTCGATACGCTAATGCCTTCAATAGTTTTATCTTTTCATTATTAATCATAGCAAATAACCTGCTCTCTATATACATTGAAAACAAGTTTGTCGATGAATTCTAGATTCGGTGATTCGGGCAGACTTGATACTAATGCCGCCTGTTCGACTCGTTCTAGCAATTCTTCGATTTCTTTTGCCACTAAATTATACGGTAAATAGCCCAATTTAATATCAAGAATATGGGGCGCATTAGGAAGTGGTAGCGTGATCTTGCCTGTCTGTAATAACTCCAACGCCTCTTCTCCGACTCGCACCGCATGAGACAGTGCTTTCCAATCAACTCCTTCATTAGCTTCGGCCAATTGCGCTCGACTGCCATAATTGGCAAATACCTTTCCATAAACTTCAGCCGCCTGCTTGATCGTGTTGGTAAAACAGACCTTGCGATTACAGCACTCAAAGTACCAGCCAAGCACTTCTTTGTTGGACGACATTGGCAACTGCACACAATCGGTATGATCGTCTTTCAGTTCAGCCAACCGCCAAGCTACTTCGCTAATTTTAGCAGTAGTGCCAAGTTGTTCTAACATCTTTGCAAAGAAGTCAGCCGCTTTACGAGCCGCTGCGACTCTGCTACCCTTGATGCCGTACTTATTGGCCTGTGTCCTACAGTAGCCAACAAACGCTGTACTACGCTTGCTAAGGAACTGCTCTTTGTTGTGTCTAATATGCTCCCATAACCGCGAAGTCTCTAAGACATTCGCATCCGGAGCGAACAACATATCAATTGCTACGGTCTGACCGTCAGCCAAAAGCTGTAGATACCGCTGCAACGAATAGCTTTCATAATCCACATCCTCTGGGTTATTCTTTTCGTTCTCGCCTTTGGCACGCTTGCCAATCGGCACAGAGTCCTGAGAATGACGCAACAGAATATCTGGTGCCGATGGTATATGTACCGCCTTGTAATCAAGATCACTAGCTGGTGTAGTGGTTCCGTACAAGTGTGATCCGAACAGTATTTTTACAATTGGCTTATTCATCTTTTAGTGCCTTCTCTGCCATTTCAACTATTTTTGGATGAACGTAACAATAATTTAATCCTTCATCGTTGGAATGATAGACCAAATTGAGAGTATTTCGCAATTTAGCGCCCTCTTGACGGCCTAATTCATAGAACCATTTTACTAAAAATACCAACTGTATACGCAGAAACGCATCACCAATTTTGAATTTTTCGTCTAACAACTCGGCTATTTGTTTGTCAGTTTTCATCTTGGTTTCCAGTTTCCTTGACGCTTGAATGATACTACACCCTCAGAGCCTACTTTGTCAAGTAAAATAATCAACAATTTTCGATTATGCACTGCCTCATGGCAAACAAAACAAAGAGTGATGAGATTGTTAATAACATCCTCACCACCCTTAGATTTGTACACCAAATGGTGCGGATGCAGCCCTGCGCGGCTGTTACAATGGCGGCATTTCCAATTGTCTCTGGTGTAGACCGCTACCGATAATTTATGGTCAATCATTGTTGCCACTCTACTAAATAGTCGGCAGCATTTCGTAACCTCTCTGGCGAATCCTTAAACAAGCCTAAACCCCGGTTGCAGTCGCCGCACAGTACTCCACGATTTTGTCCGGTAGAGTGGTTGTGATCTAAATCTGTCGGTAAAGCTGTTTTGCACGCTGCACAAAGATTACTTTGTTTTGTTACCTTAGCGTCAAATTCTTCTTTAGTTATTCCGTACATATACTTTAATTGAGAATTTCTAACGCTATCTGGGTGTTTCTGTCGATATACCCTGTGGTTACGGTTTCTGTAATCTCTGTGTATAGATTCATAGTTTGTATCATAACACTGTTTACACCAACCTTTTGCTAAGTGTGGACTATCAGGATGACATGTAGCAAAAGGCCGTGAAACAGCGCCTACACCGAGCCTACATTTACGGCTACAAAACATGCGATTGTGTATTCGAGAAGGCGAACGCATCAGCTCTTTGTCACATGTAAAACAATGGACAATTGTTCTTATATTTTTACTCATAACAAATTAATCGCCCTGTATTCTGTTCAACTTGGATACAACGGTCATCATAAAGAGTTATTAAGCTATAGTCCTTGATGCATGTAATTGGCAACGCTTTTCCGATATGTATTTCACACCATGACTGAATTGCCATAAACGCCGCCACTGCTTCATTTAGTCTCGTAGTATTCTCAGGCCGCTGCGCTTCTAGCGTTCCGATAGGCCATACTCTAGCAGTAAAAATCTTAACATATTTTCTATCGGCTAACATTTGCTTGACTCGTTCGATCATTTTAGGCACCGGTGCTCCGATACTGGTTGCACCGGCCCATCCGTGGTATTCCGCCAGCGTTCCATCTAAATCGAATGCGTACCAACCCTGCATATTATGCTTCCTCTCCAAGCAACTGCCTGAGTGTACACCTAATTTCGTCTAGATCATTAGACTTCAAAAGAGAACGAACAGTTTCTCTCACCAACTCAGCCTCTTCCTGCAACGCTTTCTTTTCCATATATTCTTCAGTTGTCATAAGCCTTCTTACTGCGCTCCAGTGAGTCCTTGGCTAGTTGCTTTGCCCAAATCTCAAACACTGGATCACCATTATTACAATCTCCAATTGAAGTCAACACCCACCGCAAACTGGTGATAGTGTTAAGCAGATAAGTGTTTTTAACCACCAGTTTAGTCTCTAATATCCTGCTTTCATTGAGACGGTCAGCACACTCGTTCAACAATTTGTTTTTGCTGTGTATCTCTGCGATCTGGAATATATCAAAGATAAGAAACACAATCATCATAGTGGCAAAAATAGTTGTCAACATATTTTTCCTTTCCATCCTCGATCTTTAGCCAGTTGTAGGAAATCAGCATACGAATCCAAGTGTAGCATCTTCAGAACGTGCTCCATTTTCGTCTGTGCCCCCGCAATTTCGGCCTGCCTAATTTCAACCTCTTGGATTGCAGTTTTAATGACACTGAAATCCGCAAATAAGGTATGGCCTCCACCTTGGAATAGCTCGGCTGCGACTACTTGCCAAGACGGATCAGTTACACTTGGACCGTCATAAATTACAAACTTTCGTGCTTCCATATTACTCTCTTATCTCCTCAGGAAACGGTTGATTGGTCGGATTGTTCAAAAACTCTACGGCAATCATTTCCAATGCTCGTCCGTCGCTTGCATCCGTAGCGTTACCTTCTTCATCCTTACCAACGCTACCAATGTTTGCTTTAGCCAGTTCCAGCGCAGGCTTTATGGTTTCTTCCCAAACAGAGCGTTTGACGGAGAAATTGATAAACATCAAGTCGTTCTCGCCCGTCAGTCCCTTCAGCGTTTTTACATGCTGCTTAATTTCTTCAAGAGACATGTCTGAGCCTTTTTCTATCAGCCCTGTAATAAAATCCTTCATTGGAGTCTGAACATTACTCTCAGGATCAACATAGATAGCGCCGGGATCAAGGCTAGAAATTTCGCGTAACTTAGCAATACCTAGCGGCTCATAAACTTCACGCTGAATTCCTACTATCTCCATTATATCTACGATGCGCGTCAAATAGTGCGCTTTACGCAGTTTCAAATCTATGTTTTGAACGTAATCTTTGAAGGTATCAAATCCCCATTGCTTGAAATAACCTTGTTTCTTTGTCTCTGATAATAGTACGGCAATGTCCATTGTGGACTTATTCAGACCGCCTATTAGCTTTTCTAACTTCTTCCTTACCTCACTGCTCCTACCGGCTTCCTGTTGCCCGTAGATAGCCGTTGGTGCGGTTAGTTCATTATTCATAATCCTCCATCGCATCGGCCAGATTACGCAGCGCATCTGCTCTAGTGCGGCCTGTAGCATACACAATTACTTCGCCCTCAATGTCAAGCAAAGAGGCATACCAGCGCTCGGTTAGATTAGAGTAGGCTAAATCAACTGTTGCTTCGATTACGTCCGCAATAGGCATTTTATCCTTCCTTGTTCAAGTACTTTTCTTGTTCGATAAGCTGTAACAAGTTCCTGCTTTCATCCTCAAGTATTGCTTGTGTATGTTCCTGTTTCAATCCCGGTTTGTTTTTGTTTGGTACAGCTTGCTTTCGTGTCTTTAGTGATAGCCAATCAAACCTCGTCGCTTGCCTCACGGTTGTCCTTTCCAATACTCGTTGCAGCTTTCCAACATAACTAACGCGCTGCGATCATTCATGTCATAACCCATATCTTCGTAACTAGGATTTTGACCAGCATGGTGTATCATATACACAAATAACAGAATGGCGATGTCGGTGTTTTCATTAGATTGTAATCTCCTCTTCCTGAACACCGGCTGGTGCGCTAGGACTTCCCGGCTGTACCATCGCCGCATCGACGGCCGCTTCCTGCGAAGCTGCTTCCTCTTCAGCTAACTGTTCCTCAGTTTTCCGTCCACGATTGACATACTGAAGATACAAATCACCAAACGCTTCCTGCTCAGACTCAGCAATTGCTTTAAAATCCGAAAGCTTAACTACATAGTTGACGCCCTTCTTTGCCTTCTCAGCGGCAAGGGTAAAAGAAATGTCGTAAATATTTGGGCTTTTGTTTTGTGACTTCAGCATAGCGAACGTCCTAGCAAGATTCTGCATACCCGTTTCAAACGGACTACGACTACCGCCACGGATGTACATTTGCAACGGCATCTTGTAAACTGTATCAACAAGAATACAATAATAATACGCACCGCACGGCGGCAAATCTTTGATGTTTTTAGTTTCGCGCCACTTAGACCAATCCGCCTTCGGACAGCCGTTACATCGCAACGCTTGCGGAACGCGAGCCTTTGCATCCGGCTTTTCCATGTCGCGAGAAAAACACATCAATGTGTCTGCTGAAGGTATTTCTCCGATGTTATACGAACGCGCCTCTTGCGGCATTGCCAGAAGTGCGACCTTCATTTCGTCAAACTGCTGCCCCGTTTCTGCGATCCGCAATTTGCCTTTGATGGCGTTTTCTGCTTGCGTTAGCGGTTGATTAATTGACACGGTGGCTGGGCGCAATTGGAACAATTTCGATCCAAAATCAATTCCTTGACCACCTCTTTGTAATGCTTCAGGTGTGACTACAGCTAATGCTTCGCTCAATTTTCCTTCCTTTCGTTGTTAAAGCTATGAAGATATATTTCTTTTATCTTCGTTAAAAACTTGTCAACCGTAAAATTAGTTTTCATATAATTACATACAGCACAGCACGGCATACAATTGCCTGATACATAACCCCTCGTATTATCAAGACGATCAATGCCATTGTATGTATATATGGAACCACCGCGCGCGGTATAAACATTGATCGGTTTTTGTCCACAATAGTGGCAATTTTTTTGAGTTATAGCCACAAAGTCATTTAGAGATAGTTCATAAAGTAAACCGCGTGTTTTAGCCCCTTTGATATAACCTCTTACAACTTGGTTTCTGGCTGCATCTGATTTTATCTTAATACAGCCACAACTTCTGGTTTTACCACCAACCAAACTACTGCCAATGATTATTAACTCTTTGCCACAAATACATCTACACTTCCACAATGAACGGTGCTGGCTGTCTGACCCTTCTCTATTTAGTACCAGCAAACGCTCAAAAGTCTTACCAACTAAATCATAAACTTTGGGCCTACTCATTGCCCCCTCTTTCGTTTGTCTGTTGCGATTTCTTTGCCCAACGCCTGATTCTCACACGTCGAACTGCAATAACTATTCTCATCTTCTGCTGTACTGACGGTGAACGTCCAGCCGAACTTATGGCTGTCGCACTGTGGATTTTTACAAATCTTTGCCATTAATTTCTCTCCATTTAAAACAAGTATACACGCTCAGAACGATTTTGTCAAGGACTATTTTAGGTAAACATGTAGCACACAAGAGCCATTATTAAAGAAGCAAGTACCGAGATATTTGCCATTTACTCTGAATGGCTCACCGGTACAGTATTCTTCAAAACAGTAAAGTATTAGTTCCTTTTCGGCTGTATCAACTTCTGCCCACACACAAACGTCATTGCCTTGTTCGTGAGCGCAGAGCCACTTGGCACCTATCGGTGCCGCTATGCTTTGTGTATCACGTTCTAATGTATACTTCCAAATTGCTTTTGTCATCGCTTTCCCCATCCCAAATCCCTGCTTATTTCAGGTGTAAATCCGCCCATTTGTTTAAGCCGTTCTGCAAAATAATCGCCTGTGTCGCCTTGCAGCAGCGGATTTGGACACTTAGCAAATCGCCACAGCTCACACAATTGATACTGAGACATTGCGTCTATCTTTGCTTTTTGTTCGTTTGTCATTAGAACATCCTGTCTATGATTTCAACGAGATAGACCGACTCAACACGAACCGGGTCTTTCTCTTTCAGCCTGTCGATCAACTGCATAAAATACGCCGTGTCAACTCCTGTTAACTGATCCCGCAACACTTCCAGATCGTTCAAATCCAGCGCACTAATCTGCATTGCCATCTTGAGAATCTGGCCTGCGTTTACCTGCCAGCCGCGAGCAATAAACTTACGCAACCGGACAACCGAGCAAATCGGGTACTTGCTGCCGATGTACCTAAGTTCTTTAGAAAGCAATGCCTCCAATGCTTCCTGCCTGAGTACTAACTGGCTGTCCCAACTTGACCAATAATTCGTGCAGTGTACAAAGTCGTAATTCTTGTGTATTTCATCCGGCTCACCGTAGAACCGCATGATAATTTGAATCTTGTCGCTTAGTGTAATGGCATTAGTAGTCAAGAATACCGGACGGTACTTAGGCTTGCCTTCATCAGTTGTCTCATTTTGAGACAGCTTTTCAACTTCCTGATAGGTGTCCTCAATTTCTCCGGGATCGTTCATCACTTCGCCAACATAAGCCGCTGCCGCCTGATCCGGCGATCCTTCAAAATACTCATACGCCTTCTCAGTACCATTTTCTGAGACGATGCCAGCAGACTTTACTACAATGCTGACACGCCCATCTTCGTCCTTAACCTTTAACGGAACTGCGATTCCTTTGGACATACGCGGCTTGAAGTGTGCTAAATAATAATTAGCTAATCCTAAAGTCGTTGCATGGTCACGACAATAAAGATCAAAATCGTTGACCTGCTCACCGAGCAGCATACTGGCTATACAGCCGCCAGTGACGATGATGTTCTTTGAAGCGAGTTGACGCAGTTTTACATCCTCAATAGTTTCAAGCCACTGGTCGATCTTCTTGCGAAGGATTGCCTTTATCGTCTTGGCTTTCATTCCGGGTTGGTGCTGCTGTGTCTGCTCCTGCATTTTTGCCTTTCTTTTTTGCTAACTTTGCTTCCAATTTAGCCTGTTTCAACTCAGCCTTTGCTGCCTCTTTCGCTGCCTTCTTAATTGCCTTTGTCTCAGCTTTAGCCAATTTCTCAGCAGCTAACTTCGCCGCCTTCGCAGCCTCTCGCACCTTCTTCTTCTCGTCTTTAATGTGAGCACGCACTTGTCGCATCCGAGATTCTACTTTGAGTACCGAACGACTAAGCGCTAGACAGTTTAAAAATCCGTCAAAGTCTTCTTTAAAGCCTTCTGGTCCGATGTGCCAAGGTTCATATTCCCCGTCTAATTTACCGAGTCTGTTTACCCATCTGTCAACAATATCTAACTTTAGTTCCTCTTCAACTGCGTGTTCGTACCCCGCCGTCTGAAACAAGTACTCAATATACAGGTAGTTACTACTCTTCCAATCAATGAGACTCAGGCGATCTACAAACCGTTCGGGACAGCACAAAGGATCAGAACATGAGTCTACTAGCCCAATTGCATCTAGCGTTCCGGCGTAATTGTGCTTGCATGAATAAACCTTACGTTCAGCATAAGTAAACCTAACATTATGGGCCGTAATCCACTTCAATCCGGCCCTACAGCAACTCGTCGCCTTCTCGTCTAATGGCCATACCAGAGATTTATACTCATCTGTCCCGGCAATCTGCGATTTTGCATATGTCTCAAGCCAAGCGTGAGCAATAGAACCGATGTCTCCTGCCTCTTCCAGCTTGTCTTTAGGCGCAGTTTTAGCTTCAACAATAAGCCTGTTCAATTCGTCAAGTGTTAGCGCACCAACGTGCTTTTCTCCCGTGGGAAGCGTTAGTATAGGAATGAGACGAAGTAGCTTCTCCATACTCATTTTAACTCCCCACGGGATCAGCGCGCTCGATTTGTCCACAATGTGAGTAATTGTGCTAACACCAGAAACAGGAGTTAGTTTACCATCCTGAATTAAAAAATACAAATGCTCTTTTGGATCGTATCTCAACTCTACTGTGTTATCATAAAACCAGTAACTTTCCGTCCAACCTCCAAATCTATTTATAAGGTTTTCAACATCCTGCATTGGCAAATTCTCCAAAAAGCGTCTTAGCTGCTGCTTTATAAGCGTTGGCGGCTTCTGCCTCTGTCTTATATCGTCCCAAATTTTTGCTTTTATAGTTTAGCATAATTTGCGCTTTCCATTTGTTGTTAACTTTATCCCAACTTACCCCTTTAAATAGCGAGGATGACAGTGTTTTGCGTTTGTTTGCATTAGCTGAATTTTGTGATTGATTGCATGATCTGAAGTTTAGCCTACAATTATCCAATTTATTACGGTTTCGGTGATCCTGATGGCGCTTTCCTGTTATAAATTGGTGCATGTACTCCATCGTGCGCTTGCCGTTTCTTTTTACATTGCGTATAGCATATACTACACCATCTTTGCGCGCATTAGCAAACCAAGGGCCAGCTTTGACTACTCGTTCGTAATCTTCGTCATCAACCAGTGCAACATAGCCCTTGGTTAGTTTGATCTTTTTCATTTTCTCCTTTTTAATTCCTAGAGGCTAGTTCCAAATACTTTTTTACCAATAGTTTAACAGTCTCTTTATAAATCTCTAACTCAAACTCAAGTGCCAGAATTTTTCCTTCTGACTCGTTGCGTCCATACTTAACTCCAAGTAAATATGCAATGTCACCGATCATTAACTTGCTCTCCTTTTAAACGCTCGTACTTGGTCAACGCTTCGGCCTGCTTTGCGGCAGTTCCGCAGGTGCATCCCTTACAATTGCAAACAGTATGGTGTCCGATTGATCTAGCTAATTCTTCAGCAGCAACCCACAGTGCGTCTAACTGTTCGCTCTCTGTCACTAATTGGCTTCCTTCAGTGCGATCAACTCCCATTGTTTACGAAAATCTACACGCTTTGTAGCGTGAGCAGTATTCATTTCGTCGCTGGCAATCTCTAACAGCTTTTCAAGATGCCTAATACAACGGTCCATACGCTTGTAAACTGGATCAGTATAATCCACGATAGTCTCCTAGCGCCGTGTTGCTGGCCGCTTGTTTGCGTCAAACTTCCGACGCGCTGACCTAAACCCCTTGTCCCATAGCTCTTTGGCTACCGGATCAGTATAAGGATTGTTTGAAAGGCTTATGCCAATCAAAAATGCATTTTGTCCTGCGTGAACAAAAACTACCGATGGTTGATTTTTTTCGTAATTACTCAGCAATTATTCTCCTTCTTCAACGTAAGGCTTGTTCCACAACGGATACAGATTCTCTCGGCCATACTTATACTTCTTAAAAAAATGTGTTTCAATGTGGTTTACTTCTAATACACCAATACATTCCGAATCCGGCGCGAACTTTGAGACTGCCTTTTTAACTGCCTTTACCGTGTCTCCGGATGCTACAAAGTCATCTACAATGACATACCGCTTGGCCTGAGTGTCTCCCTCTACTGGATAGCTGCTGTGAGTATCCTCTTTTGGCTTGCGAACCATAATCAATGTCTTGTTCATTTCCAGCGCAAGTGGAATAGAAACCAACGCGCCTGACATGCCACGGAACGCAATCGCCTCAAAATCGTGGTACTCCAATGCACGGTGCGCCAATTTAATTCGTTCTTGTAACCTATTAGGAATAATAAAGTTACGCAAATAGTCGCAATGCTTGAATCGCGTCTTTGTCATTACTTTAGTCCTTTCAAGCGGTATATTGTACAATCGGGTGCCTTTTTAACACAATGCCGAATCCTTGTCCATGTCAGTATGTGCGACACCCGAAACTTTTATTCTTCTGTAAACTCGTCGATTTCTAGAACACGGCAGTTGTCAGGTTTGCAGTCAAACGCCGCATAGCATTCAGCTTCCAGCTCAGACTCAGCTTCAACCTCGACTTCGCCGCAAAATTCAACACGATATTTCATTAGTTTCTCTCCAACTGTGTATATAATACTCTTCCAAAGCCGTTTTGTCAAGCGAAAAATTAGGAATATTTAATTTCTTTGCGTACTCGCTTCATCACGAACTTTCCATCCTTGACGTACTGCCGAAATCCCTTTCGCCTAATGTTAACTAGAAAGGCATTAGTACCGGAGGTAAATGCAAGATAGACATAATGGGGCAACCCATCACCGTTAGCAAAGGCAGAGATAACGGGTTGCCCAACGATACGACTACAAATATCACACTTCTTTTGGTTTAACTTCTGCGATGCCATTTTCTTATCCCCAAGTTCTGTGAATTTCGGCAATGTGCTCACTGCCATCATATTCTGCAATCTCGTAATTAACGCCGTCCGGTATCTCAACGATTCGCAAATCAGCACAACTACCGCTGGCTCCGGTTCGGTGTCCTGCGCCCAACTCCTCGACAACCTTGACTAAATCGGCATCAGTCCGGTCAATATCACAAAAATACAAAGAATGTTCTCTATATTCACTATCATCTATTTCGTTAGGGTTTGCTACATCAAATGCTGTAGCAGCAAAGCACTTCGCTGCTTCTTCATCAGAGATTGGTGTGTAAGGCTTTCGCCAGCCGTCAAAGAAAAAACACTTCCTGCCCTTTAACTCAGCCAACCGACGAATTGCCTTCGGTGACAAACTAAATCCGCCGAAACACTTGTTGATGACTACTTTCATAATATTCTCCTTTAAACTGCTGCCGCCAGTGCGAACGCTTCGCTTGCTTCGTCGTCACTGACCTTTAAGTATGCTCCAGTACTGCTAATGTTCTTATGTCCGAGATACTGACGGACGTTCTCAATGCCTGCCGTTTTGATCGACTGCATGGCCGTTGAATGCTTCAGAGTATGAGGGTGCCGCTTTTGTGCTGGTATACCGGCCGTCGCCCCATGCTTCTGAACAATTGACCAGAACCAAGCGCGAGTCATAGGAAACAACCGCTCCGTGCCTCTTTGCCTAACCAGTTCTTCCAGAGCAGGCTTCTCATTAAGCAACGGATCAGTGTGAGCGATTAACGGCTGTATGGTTCTCATACTGCCTTTTAATCGCTGTACTGTTATGTAACCGTCTTTAATGTTTTTGCCTGTCAAGCCTATTACTTCAGATGCTCTCAGCCCGTGCCAGAACGCGACTAAAATCATTGCCCAATCTCGATCTGACTTGGCTTTAGCCGCGCCTAGAAGCCTCAGTAATTCTTCTCTCGTTAAGTGTTGCATAGTCTTTTCCTCACAAACCAACTATATCACAAGTACCGAGCCATTGTCAATACTTTTGTTTGGAAAATGGAGTGTAACTCACAGCTCACTCCGTTCAAGTACCGAACGAATTGACAAGTTCATTGCCTTATCGTGGTACAGCTCCTTAGAAATTGGCCAAATCTTCATACAACTAGTACACTGTAGGTATGGATCAGGCACGCCCATGTCCGTCCGGTGTGACAAATGACGGATGATTCTATTCGTAGGATGCGTGCAAACTCTTTGTCCTATCCAGCTTAGAAATCGGTTCATGATATGCCTCTCTTATGCTCGTTGTGAGTACCACTCTTGATCCCAATCACCAATGTCCGGTTCGTGGTACGTCTCCCCGGCTACCTCTGCAACGTACTCCAACAATTCCTCAAGGTATAGCTTACAAAATCCCTTGGCGTGCTTTGGTAGATACTTGCTAAAGTCCGTTGAGTGACCGGTAAATAGCGCCATCGGCTGCTCGTTGTTCAAGCTGTGTACGCGATCTAGGAACTCAACGCCGCTCATTCCCGGCATACAGTAGTCCGAGATAACCAGATCAAAATCGTGCTCTTTGTTATATATCTCCAGCCCATGCTTGCCGTTTATCGCTGTGATTGCCTCATGGTCACAAAGTACCTGTCGCAAATGCTCACGGACGTACTGCTCGTCATCGACTATTAGAATTTTCATTGTATACTCCTAGCAATTTGTTTGCGTGTTTGATAACTCCACCGCTTGCGTAAGCAGTTCAAGCATTTGCAGACTACTTTGCGATGCTGGCCACAATTCGGGCAACACATCCAATTAACATCGTTCGGTATAAAGCCGCAATTTGTGCATGGCTGTATAATGTGAAAATTCATGCTTCGCTCCTGTGTTTAGTTGCTTCATAAGTACCGATCCTCTATGCCTTTAAATATCAAGCGATCCCATTCAGGGGTCATGCGATACGTTGTACCTTTTTCCAGCGCCGTAATGCAGCGCCTCAAACTGTCAGACCACGATGTTTGATCGTTCATTATAAATGCTTTGCTTGCGAGCATTGTATAAAGCATAGGTGGCTGTATGTTCGGTGCAATATCAGCCATGCCAAAGTGGTCAAACAATATCATTTCTGCGACTGAATATTCTACAGTTCCGAGCATGATGTTCTCCAGTACCGAAAAAATTGGTGGACCTAGCCTATCTTATGCACGGCGGTGTTGGCCTCTATCCAATGGTGCTTACCGTGTTACTTCCCACTGTGATCTTGGTGGACCTAGCGAGAGTCGAACTCGCGACCCCCCGCTTGCAGGGCGGGTGCTCTCCCAACTGAGCTACAGGCCCACGAATGGTGCAAGAGGAGGGATTTGAACCCCCAATGTTACTCACACGGAGAACAGCTTTACAGGCTGTCGCGGCCAACCATATCCGCCTCTCTTGCATAAATTGATTCTCAAATGTTAACACACACAAACCACTTTGTCAAGCATTATTTTTTACCACACCGACAAATTATTATGAACTATGGCCGTCACATTGCCTGTAGCTGATACCACAGGAACAAGTCTTTCAAGCCTATGATGTCCGGTACGATGGAACAAGTAGGCTATGCCTACCGTCAGTGATTCAGCAAGTACCCCGGCGGTTACATCACCAGCAACAGTGCGACTGTTAATCAATCCTGCCACCATCGGGTTAACTTCGTGATAGTTGCCTGTTCCCACCATTACAACAGTCTGAGTCAAATCTGCGACCATTGCGCCAGTGCTCACCGAAAACAAAACAATGTTAGTCTTATCGAAAAACTTGTGTTCGTCCTGCGCCTGAGCCGCACCGACAAGTACCGAACAAATTAGCAAAGCAAGTACCAAACGCTTTGTCATGTTGTTACCTCAATTCTCAGGAAATCACGTGCCAATTCTAACACTGACGCTTTCGATATTAGCTCGGCTTCTGCGGCAAATTCTTCGATTATCTTGGCTATGTCATGAGTATGCACATAGACACCGCCGTTTTTCTGATCTAGTACTGTGCGTATCGCTGTTGTTACTTTCATTGTGTCATCCTCTAAGTACCAAATGGTTTATATACCGAGCTAGAGTTAGACTGCTATTCTCTAGCTCGGACCTTACTCTATACCATCACATTTATATATTCTAATTTATCTTATGATCCGGCCGCGCACGCCGGGGTTATATAGGTTAGTCGTTTAGCCAACAGTCAGCTTTACACAGCCTTTTCATCGCACCGTGCTTTACAGCCTTATATTTCGGCAAGCCTTACACTGGCACTTCTAGCAAGTGAACTTAGTTCTCAATCTCGTTTAACTTTTCGGCCTGTACTTTGTCGCACCACGGCCCTAACATAATTTTAATCAGAGCCTCAAGATATTCCTTGTCTTTTGGGAACTGAGTAGTCAATGAGACTCTCAGTGTATGCTTATACGGAAATTTGTTGTCCATGACTTGCTCCTATGCAAGATTGCCGCAAACGGTGCAGCGAAAACCGCCGCCGCGAACCGAATTCATCGGCCGCATACCCTTGCCAAACTTTGCGTCTTGGTAGACCGCTCCGTTAGTGTAAGGAAAAGGCTGTTCTGCTACTGCCTTCTCTTTGGATGCGCCCGTCTTTGCCTTGATCGGACCGCCCTTTACGCAGCCGTGAGGCTTAATTGCTGTCGTGTGAACCTGTACCGTAACCGTTGTATTCTCCTTTTTCGACTCTCTTATATTAACACATGCAAGCCATAATGTCAACAGATTTTTTTAGTACCGAATCAATTAATCAGGACCGCCTTGTATCGAATCGCTTCATCTTCCAGTTCTAGTTCCGGCCAGTAATCTTCCGAGCCGTGATCTTCGTCAGGATGGTACTGTTTTACGTCGATCAAAACCACGGTCTTAATTTCTACGATTTCGCCTTCCCAGTTCAGCTTGACCGGGCGGTCTTGTTGAAAACCTTGCAACTTGTTAATCAACTCAGAAACCTTCATAACAGAACTCCTTAAAATGAGTACTCAGGCGTGAAATAAATCACGGTGGAAGAGTTATAACCAGACTCTTGAACGGCTATGACTCTGTTGTTAAACACCAACAAGTCTGACAATGCTAGAGCTACATCGTTTATATGCTTCTCTTCCTTCTCACCTTGAAATCTGTATACGATCTTGGTTTGTACCTTCATTTTGTTCTCGCTTTCAAGCAACCGGAATAGAACTTCCGCGCTGCGGTTAGAGTACCGAACGATTCCCAAAAGTGCTTCCCATTTTTGAAGCCTTTGACGTTATAACAGCCATTCTCACGATCAAGTACCGTGCGATTATCGCCCTCGCCTTTGCGCTCCACATATCCGCAGGCCAGTGCATAGGCTGTCAATCGACGGTGAGACGTAACCAATCGCGTAGTCGTCAGCATTATTGCTCCTTTGCTGGCCTGCCTGTCAGCTTGAGAATGACTGCTCTTGCTTCGTCCTTAGTCATGCCGCCCAGAGCCGTAGCCATAGCTTGCGGGTACTTTATAGTTTGAACGGCGATTGCCAATTGATTGCTTTCAAACACGTTGAATTTTTTCATGGTGCTCCTCTTAGTACCGAATCAATTAATCACGTATCCAATACGTTGCGCTGTCGAACTCAACCGCTGTATAATCCTGCTGTAACTCGCTCGCTGCCTCAGTCCAATCAATACAAGTGCATGGCCAGTTTGCGTTTTTCGGAATTGCGCCGATTTCGTCGGCAAACTCTCTGGCGAATTTTTCAAAATAATCATCAGCTATTAGCTGTGCGCCGTAGGCCCAATCGCCGCAACCATCAGCTTGATCGGCCAAAGACTTTAGCGCCTGCAATTCGTAAGCTTCGTCTGTACCGAAGTCATCAGACAGCGGGTTGCCCTCATCGTCAGACAAAATCGCGTCTTTCATGTCTGAGATTTGCGCCAGCTTTTTTGTCAACTCTTCGGATGTTAGGATTTCAAAAACATTTTTGTCTTTGAGCCAATCCGTTAATTTCGCCTCTTCAACTTCAATCGCTTCTATCTGCTCGCTTGCGGCGTCTTTCGCCTCTTCCTGCAACGCTTCCAACTCTTCGATGCGGGCGATTACGTCACGGCTGTCTATCACATCCATGCCATTGTTAATCTTTTTATTTTTCATTTCGTTCTCCTTACTGAAACAATAATAACAGATTACAGCCGCATTGTCAAGTACTATTCTGGTCTGCAATCTTCAAAAATGCCGCCGTTATCATCTTGCGGTATCCATGGATGCCGTGCTGCAAAGATACTACAACGGTTCTTCTGACACAATTCAAGCCGTTCCTTGACACTCATTCGTTCCCAAAATTCTTGCGCGGCTGTCCATTCCTTTTCTGATAATTCATCTTCATTTAGAGTTGGATAATCTTCCAACTCACCTAATAGCTTATCAGCCGTATCAATCAATTGTGGCGGTGCATCCTTGTGTATTCCAATCCATTCAACCCAACCGACCGCCCAATGCGATTCATATGGAGATATTAGCCACTTATCCCAAATTTTTTCTTTCCAATCCGGCATCTTTTCGGCAACTTCGCGCAGTGCCTCAACGATAACGTCAAAGTTGTGATTATCAAGCAAACCAGAGTCACGGTTACGTCCAGTTACAACGTAGTATTCCGGCCAGTGCTTGCCGATGTAATACTTCGGACACTTCCACAACTTTAGATACTTTGGCATAACGTCTCCTTCTAAGTACCGAACGAGTACCGAATCAATATGCTAATACTAGCAGGTTTGCTACGCGCTGTCAATTAAATTCGTTCTCGTCCTCGCACGATCTTCAGCGGGTATCTGCAATTCTCAAAATACGCCTGCCTGTTGTCTTTCATTTCGGGTACAGTGTATTTGGTAGCTTCGTGCTCCCAGCCCTGCCCGTAGTTTACAAAGAACCGCCAGCATGTTCGAGTTTTTCTAGTGTAAGTCATAATATATCTCTTGATTAATTTCGTCAATAGCGTTTAATACTGCTCGGTTAATTCCTAGCAAGCGTTTTCGCAAGCTGTAATCCGCAACGCGGTATAATATAGTCACAACTCCTTTAGTCCTAAGCATACGAATCAAAACATATTCATCTGATTTCGTCAATTCTTTATTCCTGCTAGGAACAAGATCAATAATCTGCGTCATTTCTAAACCTCCGTTTGAATTGTTACAGCTCTTACAAAATAGCGTCCATTTAGATTACAAATGTCAGGTGACCGCTTTGCAACACACTGCTCGGCCAGTGCTTCCGTTGCAAACAAGCCTGCTAATTCTTCATGCCATGTTGAGTATTCACATCCTAATTCTTCCTCGTATTCATGGTATACAGCGTATACGTGATTCATGCTGTTACCTCTTTCGTCGTCTTGGGTTGGCTTGCAATTGTTTGCAAGGCAGGTGCTAAATTTTCTAAGCAAGATAGACAAACCACTTGCCCATTAAGTTTGATTGTTGAGAGAGTCAGCTTGCCACATTTGCAGGTTTCCATCCAGCGCGTCATTTGATTGGCTCCTTTAATCTCTTACTGAATACATATTACAGCTTCCAATAGCTTTTGTCAAGAACTTTTTCAAGTACCGAGCCATTACATATAGATTTTATTCCAAGTACCGAGCCATTACATATAGACTTTATTCCAAGTACCGAGCCATTATGCATAGAATATATGAGCACTGCGGTCAGCCGGGACCGCCGCGCACCGCCGGAAGCAGTAATCTGCAAATATCTGAATATGTGAATATGCAGAATAATGCATGTAACTGATTTAAAATGAGATAACTGCGAATCGAATAATCGGACGGCGTGCTGGCTCACCGCTGGCCATCGGACGGCGTGCTGGCTCACCGCTGGCCATCGGACGGCGTGCTGGC